GTTTTCCTGTGAGAATTAAAGGATAAAAATGAGCGGAGGAGCCATTCACCCACAATATTGCTACTATCAAGTAAACCAATTCGCGGATGAACTTGAGAACCGGGTGGAAAACAACACAACCCCAGATGAATACGGCGGTGCACCAGAACTTCCCCAAGAAATTCTCGATTACCTAAAAACACAAGTTTCTAACCTACGGAAAATCTCCGAGGTGATGAGAGCAATTGATTACCTCTACGCAGGAGATCATAGCGAACTGAGCTTCATGAAAACCATCGGGAAAATCGAGGGGAAAACTAATCCATGAAAATCGGAGATCTTGTTTCGATCAAAAAATCTAACGCGTTTCACCAACTCGGCCTCGGGATCATCCTAGAACTTCACGCCGAACCCGATAGAACCTACTGCGATGTGTTCTTCCCAGATAACGGCGAAACCTACGGGATCTTCGATAGAGATCTAGAAAAACTTTCGGAACTGCACAAAAGGTAACCCACATTTACCTTTCGTGCAAATTCACCCAGAAGCGGTGTAGTATATTATCATGAAGCCCGGCCAACCCAGGAGGTTTCGTAGAGGAAATTTGGTGACGGTGGAACCACCACCTCCAAAGGCTTTCGACATGCCTGACCTCCTCGCCGTGTGGGACCAACCTCCCACGGTCAAGAACCCACGGATCATCGGTCACCTGAAAAAGGATGACGTCATCATCGTGGTCGATACCAGGAACATCGACCAGCACATCCAATATTCAAAGGTCTTCTCGGCGCGACGCGGGACCCTGGGCTGGGCAAATTCGAAGTTCCTCAAGAGGGTTCAAAGATGAACCTTAACCCAGGTGACCTGTGTCGCGTCCGGATCGATTACGTGAAGAAAAAGTACGATTTCATCGGCGTTTTTCTCGGTGCCGACGCGAAACGCTACCCGTGGTACAACATTCGGTTCCTGCACCCCAACGGTGGGACCCAGGTCTTCGCGCTCCTGAAAAGCGAGATAAAACAATCCGTAGAGGTCGTCCATGAAACCCGGTGACATGGTGTCACTACGGAAGGACTTCGTGGCCATCCACGTGGTCTCGGATGAACTTGAGGCCACGCGGGGCGGTGACCTCACCGACCTCACGTTCGGCAACCTTTGCGAGATCCAGTCCTTCCGGCGCGGAGACACAGGAATCGTGGTTGAATTTAGCACCGAACGTCCCCACCGCGTCAAGATCCTCTACCGGTCCGGCGTCTGGTGGGGCAACTCTGCATCGTTTTCAGTGGTGAATCCGGCGGGACCGCCGTGGGAGGGGAGGCACGCGACGTGAGCTGGAACTACAGGATCATACGGCGGCGCTTCACGGACCATGTTTCTTACCAGATCCACGAGGTCTACTACAGGCCCGACGGGACGATCGAGGGATGGACAGAAAATCCCATAACTCCGGGCGGTGAAACCCCTGAGGAATTAAAGCAAGATTTTTCTAGGCAACTCCTGGCCTTCGAGAGCCCGGTCCTGGACGCCGACGACATACTATCGCAGGAGAGCGGTGAAAAAAGGTGACCTCGTCCACTTCGAGTACCTCACTCGGCACTACAACGGCGTCGGTTGGGAATACCATAAGGGAGTCGGGATCATCGTGGGCTACAATCCAGAGAATGATTCATACAGGATAATGACCGAGAGCGGTTCCGTGGTGGAAAGGCTGGACATGCAGATCGATGTGATATCATCCGGCAAGGGCTCGACACGTGAAGAAAGAGACAAAGGTTAAACCCGGGACCCTCGTCAAGATCCGGGCCGGCCTCGAGGACGATCCAAAGTACCAACGGAACCCGTGGAATGACGATGCCCGCTACTTCCTGCGTGATCCAGAGACTTTGGGGATGCTGCCGGACACCTGGGCGGTGCCCGGAGAACCGTGCATCGTTGTCGACCAGGACCTGATCGGAGTCGTCATTCTAACTCCCCGGGGCAAAATCGGGTGGATAGGCAAGGAAAAAGTCGAGGTGGTGAAGTGAAAAAAGCGTATCTTGCAGTGAAAGGATTGCTTAAAGATAATAGTGATGTTGTCATAGACATTTTGGGTATTTTTGAATTTGAAAATGACGCAATTCAGCGATGCTTGAGTCAAAAAAGTTGCACGCGTTCCTGTTGGAGGAGAACCCCCGAAGATAAAAATCGCTGGGAAAATGGATCAGGAATGTACGTCTCAGTCACAGAACACGTTATTGAATGATGTTAAAGAACATTCTTTAAAAACGGTATATGATTGATAATCACTTACATAAAAGGAAAAAACACATGTCAGAGCATACAACACAAGTTGATCCTAGAAACGTTCTTTGCAGGGTTGTAGATGTTAATTCAGCAATACAAGATGCATTTCAAAAATTCGTTAATTCTGAAAAAAAATCTTTAGATGAGTTAGCTGAAGTGCTTAGGGAAGAGTTGTCTCAAATTGAGTTTTTTGCTCCGTCTGATACATCTGGTACACAAGAGTGATCATCGAAAAATTTCGATTGTGACGAGGATTAAAATGGCAAAATTAAAAAAACACAACCGAAAAAGTAATGATCCTTACTCAGAGTATAACCTTGAAAAGTTTCTGGATTTAGAACCAGATCAACTTGTTTTAGAGTTGAAAGCACTTATTGATTCACTTAAATCTGAAACAGGTAAAAGATCAACTTTTTATCCCGAGGTTGGAACCGCATTCTTAGACACAACAAACGGTAATCATTTAATGATCGTTGAATCAAAGAATGATTTATCTGTCATGTCTGACGTTAATGAAGGTTATGTTTCATTTCGTTGTCCAATGAGAGGATCTAAAGATTTTCCAAATTGGTTAAAATCTTTGAAAGATGGAACAATAGATGTTGTTTGGTGTCCCGTAGTTGGTAGAGTTCAAAGTAATGATCACTATATGACAAGTTGGGATTTGTGAAGGTGAGCATGATTTCTAATGAAATTGGGATGAAATGTACCGTGAAACTTGATGCATATAGGATCATTAGTGACGCAGTTGACATTGGAATATGTTCTGGTTGGAACAGGGCACACAAGCACACAGAAACTCCCAGTCAACAACATATCATTGATGAAATTCATAAAAGTATCATGAATCAATTGTGTGAAATTTTAAAGTTTGATGACGAAGAATGAAATTCATCGGAATTAAAAACTTACAAGCCTATAAGTCAATATCAACATTGATTCTTTTTTTTGTCATCATCATTTTTCTTTCATTAATACACAATTGTTAATTTACGGTGTAAATGTTATTGATGCTTGTATAGTATGAAATCATAACCCGCCTGTACCGCCGGTTGCGGTAGGAGTTCTTATAAAGCTCCGTTGCCTGGTTCAACTCCAGGCAGGCGGACCACAGAAAATGAATATTCAACTAAATCCTGACCAATTGTTGGTTCTCTACAATCTTGTCACAACATCAGCATCTGAAACAAAGATTGGATCTCAAAAACAAAATCTTTTATTGATTAAAACAAAAATTGAAGAGGTGATGAAGGATGCGCTTGATAAAGCATTTTTACTTGAAAACAAGGAAAAAATGTCAAGTTGGTTCAAACAAGAGGAACAAAGAATCGATGATCTCAAGGCTGATCTACAAAAAATCAAGACAACGGCTGTCTCTAAAAATAGTATTGAAAACAATCACACCATAGATGATGGTTTACATTTTCCACCACAAGTTTGATGTATAAAATACATCTGTGTTAGTATCAATCTTTACTCCTACAAATAATACAACGTGGTTGTCTGAGGCGTGGAATTCAATATCTGATCAAGAAGTTCCTTTTGAATGGATCATTGGCGTCAACGGTGATGTTGATATTACAAAAATTCCATTTGACAATAGAATAAGGATCATCCATACCGGCGAATGGAATGGCGTTGGTGATGCAAAAAGAAAATTATGCCTTGAGGCAAAAGGTGATATACTTCTTGAATTAGATCACGATGACATTCTTGCCGAAGGTTGTTTACGCGAGCTAGTAAATGCATTTGATGATCCAGAAGTAGGATTCGTTTATTCAGATTGTGCAGAATGGATTGATGCAACAGGTGAATCGTTTACCTATAGTGTTGATTACGGATGGGAATCATACCCTTGTGAAATTAGAGGAAAAAACCTGTTAGCAACTAAATCATTTCCTCCTTCCGCAAGAGCAATTTGTCAAATTCTTTACGCACCAAATCATTTAAGAGCGTGGAGAAAGACAGTTTATGAATCACTTGGTGGACACGATCCTTCACTAAATGTTGCAGATGACTTGGACCTTATAGCGAGAAGTTATCTTGCAACGAAGTTTAAATGGATTGAAAAACCGCTATATGGTTATCGCCGTCGCGCTGACGGCGAAAACACTTGGTTAAAAAACTGCGCCGAAATACAGGCACTTTGTGGACAAGGTGCGGATTCTTCGTTACCTGCAGAGTCTCAACCAATGTCTCTTAGGGACAAATACCTCCATAAACTTGTAGAAAGGGAGTGTGACCTATCAGGTCTTCCCATGGTTGACATAGGTGGGGGTATCTTTGGAGCACCAGGTTGGCTTACGATTGACATATCAGGTGATCCCCATATTCAACATGATATTTTTGGAACAAAAAAACTTCCTTTTGAAGACAATTCTGTTGGAGCGTTTAGGGCATTTGATTTTTTAGAGCACGGTGAGGACATCGATGCTTTTTGGTTCATGGATGAGATTTATAGATGCCTTGTTCCCGGTGGATGGTTTCTTTCATACACACCACATGCACTAGGTATTGGAGCATCATGTGACCCATCTCATCGTTCTAGGTGGGATGAAAGACGATTTTTATACTGGTGTCATAGAGGATTACGTCCCTTTCTGCAATCGGCATATCCCTCAGCAACAGCAAAATTTCAAGCTGTTAGATTGTATAAGGAAATAAGGACAATGGGTCCTTATCCCTACAACTATGAAGTTCCTTACGTCGTTGCTGACCTTTGTGCACTAAAGGGACAAAGACAACCAGGTGCTAAATACATTTGATTCTATTATGACGATTAAGGGTATTATTGTGTTTGTGCTTCTAGCAACGCCGTGGAGCTTCGTCATACCGGGTTTTGCGTATGTGTATGGACGCTTTAAGAATAAGTCTACGAAACGAGTTTGACATAGGATTAAATATAAAAATCAGGCCGAGTTAACCCCGGCCTGATTTATCAAGATTTATTTAGATGCGATCAAGAATCTCTCCACAAATTATTTGCGGCAAAAACTAGGACCTCCTCAGCGGATTCTGGAGAATATGAATATTCGCGAATAAGCGTCTCGACCATCTCGCTGTATTTCTTCTGTTGATCCTCGTCACGAGTCTTGGACTTGGTGACGATGCGGGCCATTGACCGCACCGAAGAGATCAAGTAAGATTCAATAGCGTTCTTGAGGGGTTCGTAGGTCTTGAAAGAGACCTTCTCACCGCGTCTCATCTTCGCGAACATGTAGGCGGTGACGTCGGAACGGAATCCGTCTCGAGCCGAGCCAGTGACTCCGATTTGCTCTTCGATCGATGACATGAACATCTCGTCTGGCTTTCGCTCTTCCTTTGTGACTCTATCCTTGAGCTTTGCGCGAGTTGTATAAGCCTCTGCATTATCAAGATAAGAATCAAACAGAGCTTGAGCCTGTTCTTCGTACGCCGAGATAAACGCCTTGGCGATCTCATTCTCGAGTATCTTTAAGTATTCCTCGCGGATCGTCTTCTGGAGAAGCTCAAGACACTTGGTCTTGAATTGTTCATCGATGAGTTGTTCCTTGACCATCCTCGTGAGAGAGTCCATGACAGAGATCGGTGTGATCATGCTCTTGTCAGAGGCCGTCAACGCGTTGTCGAGCGCCTTGGTGATGAAGCGCGTGGAGATTCCATCCATACCCTCATGCTTCGCCTCTTCGCGGAGGTCCTTGATGTCGACCTTGCGGACTCGGCCCTTCTCGAGGACCTCCTCACCATTGTAAATCTTCATCTTCGTGAGAAGATCGCACTTGGCAGATTCCTTGAGACGGCTCATGATAGAGAACATGGAAGCGATCTTGAGAGTGTGAGGAGCGATGTGGGCCTTGAAATCAGACTTGCCCAACATCTTCTCGTAGATCTTCACTTCCTGGTTTAATTCGAGACAGTAAGGAACGGAGATCTTCACGATGCGGTCCATGATGGCTTCGTTGGTATGTTCCGATTGGAAGCGATTCCACTCGGCCTCGTTGCAGTGTGCGAGGATAACGCCGTCGAAATGTAACATGTCTGACTTGCCAGGAGACGGGACGCGCTTTTCCTGGGTGGCGGTGATGATGGTATGGAGGAACTCGATCTCGTTCTTGAATACCTCGACGAGCTCGACGACACCACGGTTACCAACGTTGAATGCACCGTTCAGTGAGAGTGAACGTGGATCATCCTCGGCAAACTTGTCGAGCTTCGAGATGTCGACAGAGCCGATGAGGACCGAGACGTCCTGGCTGTTTGCATCCATCGGAGGGACAGAGGCAACGCCACGACGACCGCGCTGTGAGAATGTTATTTCCTCAACCTCAAAGTCTTCATACTTACCTTCATAGTCATTAAGAAGTTTATGACGTGCAACGGGGGATATATCTCCATCAATCTTTACGTTGAGAGATGATTCCACCGAAGATCGTAATGAACGGGGGATGAGCTGGAGGGGTTCGCCACGGTGCGGGTCTCCCTTGAGGGTGTAGTACTTCTTTCCTTCAAGGGCCTTTTTGATGTGCTCTGTTAGCGCAGACTTACCGGCGCCGACAGGACCCATGAGAAGGAGAACCTGACGAGACTCCTCACCCTTGTGAGCAGCAGAAGACAAGAAGCTCATGACCTTCTCGATGACCGTCTCCATTCCAAAGAACTCCCCCTCGAAGTACTTGTGGATCTTGATGTTCTCACCGTCGAACACCTTGAACTTACGCGAATCAGAATCTGGCATCACGTAGGAGCCGTGTTCTTCAATCGCGTCGTGAAGACGCTTATGGGCGGACTTGACAATTGAAGGGTCTTTTTCGACCATTTCAACGTAATCCATTAGGGTACCGGAGAATTTTTTAGTTTTTCCAGATTCTTCGCGTTGGGCCTTGATCTGTTGGAGGAGTTTCTTTTTGATGCTCATAATTTTATATGTATTTCCTTTTGGCGTTGAAGTTAATCAATTTCCCATGGTTCTTCTTCAATCATTGTATAAAATCTAACTTGTCCATCCCAGAGATGTTTGATGTGTTCAACAACCTCTTTTGCGTGTTTTAATTCAAGATCTCTGCCGTCGTGTTCGTGTCTTACCGTTAACATTCCATCTTTTTTTAATTCATCTACATAAACAACCGGTATTGAGCCACCGGCAACTTGGGATATGAGATCTTCTTTTACTTGTTTCCATCCAATTTCGTCAGAAACGTCATCGATCGTTGTCCCCAGCTTTTTCTTTGATGAATAAGAGAACAAATTTAATTCAACACAATCTTCTTCAGTAAGATACTGCCTTAAGAAAGATGCATCATAACAAACTTCTCTTGCCAGGAAGCATTCTTCAATACCGTGACGTTCCTTGATTTTCTGGAATAGGTGAAATCCCAAATGATACGGATTAATTGCACCGATATGCGGCCTGACAACGGCATTGTGCATTTTGATAATTGGAAGGTGTAGACTATCGGGTAATTCTAATTCATGGCACAATGTGTAATGCCAATACGAAGCCCAACCTTCATTCATGATTTTTGTTTGAATCTGTGGCCAAAAGTACTGACCTTCGTCTCGACATACGTGGATGATGTCTTTTTTCCAATCTGGTATTTTTGCATTTTCTTCAATGAACCCAAGAAGATCATAATCTGGTTCGATAGGATACGTGTCTAGATTGAAATTTTTGTAACGCCCATCTTTGTCGTTGTTAACAAGTTGTACGTATTCCGCTTTTATTTCCGCGTGTGGACGCCTGACCTGACCGTATTTCGTTGTTTGAAACTGCAATGCTTGGCATGCATCGATCGTCCTCTCAACTGCGTCGATACCGATGTGTTGATCCTCGACATAACTCTGGATCCTTTTCTTTGCTGAACGTAACCTTTGGATCACGGAGTCAGGTCGAGTGTTTTGAAACATTCTGTTGTTTTTGAAGAAGTCTGAGTGTCCGACGCAGTGCGCCATGATGAGTATCTGGAGGTACAGCGGATTTTCCCGCATAAGATAAGCCAAGGAAGGATTACTGTTGATGATGAGTTCGTAAGGAAGACCCTCCATACCAACGTTATAACGGTTCATCGTTTGTTCAAATGACTTACCGAAAGACCAATGAGAATACATGGATGGCATGCCGTGGTGGACCATCGCTCCAATCATCTCATGGTAATCGACCACCTCATAATCAAGCTCGAACCAATCGAGGTTGTTCTTCTTGGCCAGCTCGACAATTTTCTCGTCCCAAACCTTGAGATCTTCTAGTTTGTAATCCATGTCAATCCTCCACTTGAGTTCCACCCATTAGACTCAAGAAAGCCGGCCACACATCCTCGCGTTTGTTAATCCTGACTTCTTTCATTTTATTTCCTTGAATGGGACGTAAAAGTTGGAACAGCTTTCCTGGATCAGACATCCAACTCGTCTCTGGCTCAATCTCGCAGTACCCGTACAGCTGGGCCACGGACGTGATTTTTCTTGCTTCTTCCAGAAACTTTTCATTATCATCTGAGAAGTTGTCTCCGTCTGAGCACTGGAACAAGTAGATGTTCCATGATGAAGGGTGGAATCTCTTGGCTATGATGTCGTTAGCTAGAACCAGAGCGCTTGATGCTCGAGTACCTCCCGTCGAAGCCTTTTCAAAGAATTCTTTTTCTTCGACCTCTTTCGCTTCGGTGTCGTGAGATATAAAGACTATTTCAATCGTCTCGTATTTTAGACGGAGGAATTGATACAGCAGGAAGAAGAAGGATCGAGCAAGGAATTTCTTTTCCTGTGACATTGATCCCGAGACGTCCATCACAAAGAAGATGACTGCATTCGTGCACGGCTTCTTTTTCATCTTGTAATGACGATACATGAGATCGTCTTCGTGGAAAGAAAACGTCTCACCTTCCTCGGCTTTTTCTGGATCGAATCCCGCAGCCTTCATGCGCTTGATCCGAGCGATCGCAGACTTTTTCCTGTCCAGCCGCGGCATGATACCCTGGGGACGATAACCCTTACGCTTAAGCTTTTCGGTGTCAATGTTGCTGAGTTGTCGACGTTGTAGCTCAGGCAATTTTAATTCAGCAAAGAGATACTCCGCCAGTTCTTCATGAGTAATCTCAACGTCATAATATTCTTCACCCTTGTCTCCGCTTGCTTTATTAGGCTGTCCTTGATCAGGCTGTTGTTGGGGATCACCTATTTTTTGATCTCTTTTGACATCTTTACCGGGAGCTGACCCAACCTGTTTTCCATTGTTTCCATAGATGAATCTATACTCCTTAATTCCTCTTACGGGTATACGATATTTTTGTTTTCCATCCTGACCGATTATGCTTTCATCTGCAACAATGTGGTGTATTCCTTCACGAATCGCCTTCTCTATTTTTTGCTTGTGACGGCGCCTATCCGTCGCAGTTCGATCTGCAACAGTTTTATGTTCGCGGAAAATGCTCATGTTATGCTCTTATTATAAGTAATTAAAAGAATTTGGATATCACATAAAAAGATATTACGCCATTGATTCACCACGGTGCAAAGTTTTAAAAATTTTTTTTATGTTTGTGTTATATGTTAAAGTTTGACACGACAAAGAATCAATTGATCAAACTCCGAGAAACAAATCTTGTCGAGGAATCAATCCTTGAGAGATATGATTTTCAAGAAGCAATCGTCAAATCATGGCAACAGTTTTGTTCGGAATTAGGCATGGGAGAGTTGTACTTTGTTGACTCAGAAGTGATTCCACATTCTTCGTGTCGTGATTCAATCGACATCCTTGCCCTTGATTGGGAAGGAACACCGGTCGTCATAGAACTAAAACGAGCAAAACATAAGTTACAATTGTTACAGGCGTTATCATATGCAGCGATGTTATCGACATGGTCGTCAGAAGATTATTTGAAAAGATTGAAAGATAAACCTTGTTATGATGACGTTGCGTGTCTCATTGAGGGAATTGATGAAATGCAGTCGCCAAGGATCGTGTTGGTCGCAGAAGAGTATGATCCAGAGGTCATTCTCACAGCAGACTTCCTAGGCAATCATAATGTTGACATTACTGCAATCGCTGTTTCTCTTGTGAAACATAACGATGAAATTCTTCTTTCTCTTGATAGAAAGTATCCCCTCAGCGGACTTGAAGATACCTACGTACCCAGGGCAAGAACAAAAAGAAGTGATCCTGAAAAGACCATTGATTCAACCTGGGATGATGTTGTCAAATGGTCAAAGTGCACTTGGGTCATGCATGCAATTGAACAGTTTAGGAAACATGGTTTCGGAGGAGAAAACCCTGGTAGGAGGGGATTCGGAGGAAAAAGAAACACTGCGTTAGGAAATATTTTTTCTGTCGGGTTTAGGTCAGATCACATGGTCGTTCATGTTCTGGAACAATCGCAATCTTCTTCAGATAGAATTGAAAAGATCATGGAATTGCCACTTGAACCTTGGGGACGAGAAGGCGACAGAAGATCAGGTTGGGCATTCCGGGTAAGGAATGAAACAGACTATCACAAGTTTATTTCAGCGATACAATCCGTGTAATCAATTCCACAGATCAAATTCGTTTGAACAAGATGATGCCCCTCCCGATGCACTTGGCGTTGGGAGGGAGATTTCTTTTCTAACCTTAATTCTCAAGGTTCCAAAGAACATGAGAAGAGTTGTGACTGCAATGATCGCGTGACAAATCAACATCATTAAATGATACACCAATCACTTTTTCTTGGTTAACTTTTTCCACGTTTTTTGATCAGGTCTGTCTGGGTCGCCCGGCTTTGCGGGTGCCTCTCCTCTTTGCTTTTTTCTGCATATGTTACACCACATGCCAGGATTCTTTCCCTTACAACCTGAACAAGATCTCTTTTTCTTTTTCTTTCCTTCTGACATCGGTTGCTCTATATTCGTTGACATCAATCCATTCGCATCATAGTGAACGTGTGACATTGATTCGATGTAGCTGAAAAATGCAGTCAAATCATCGTATGCCCTACCCAACTTGTACTGTGTCCAGGCCGGAAATTCATCATTTTCACCAATCATTTCCAACAAACTTTTCGACATGTCATGAATCCTATGAAGCTGCGATAAAACCATCTCACCTTCGTGATCTTGTTCCCCATCATTCCAGTCGTAACCATCCTTAGGTTGATCCACTCCGTGCATATAACTTTTCCTTTACTGGATATATATTACAAAATCTTATGAAGATAACCATGTCACAATTAAGAAGATTAATTAGAGAGGCTGTCTCGGCCCATCTACAGGATGAAGGAGATGTTCCAGGTCAACCCAGATACAAACATGGTGAACCGTTGGACCCTAAAGATCTTGACAGACTCGGTCCCGGCATCTGGGGTCATGAATTAAGTGAAGATGATCTTGAAGAGGAAGAAGAGTTGTGAAGATTGTCATTTCTGCATTGAAAAGGATCTTGAAAGAATCCATCGATGGAAACAAGATCCTAAGCGAAAGACCATGGTCTGTTGAGTATGCTTTCACGCTGTCCGGTGGCAACGCAGAAGATTCCGAAGGGAAAGGACCTGATGGTTTTGCTGTCACGATGACAGGAGATTCGGGTAAGACAGTCAAGGTCATAGTTGACTCATACTGGAATCCACAGGCGGGTGATTCATCAGGAAACTCTCTCAAGGTAGAAATTGACGGAAATGTTGTCTCTGATACGTACGTTCCAACAAGATTTGATGATGGTGAAGAACAAACTCTTATAATATCAAATTCACCGGTTCCTGGGTTGTTAACCGTTTCACACTCCGCAGATACAACGTCCCCTCCCATCGTTTACCTAGCGATTCCTAATCCATTCGATGAAGGTGATGATGTGTCATTTGATGCAGAAAAAATTGGAAATGGAAATGCAAAGATAAACTTAAAAGGACATTCAAATCTATGAAAATCACTTTAGGAATCTTGAAAGAGATCATCTCAGAGGGCGTGTTATTAGCCAAGCTTGGAGTCCTCGACCAGTTTGAATTGGACCTTGAAGAGATCCAAGAATCCGTGATCGCAGAGGCAAAGTACAAGGGCCGCGAGGTGAAGCTCGGCAAGCCCATGAAGGGTGACGTCAAGAAATACAAGGTTTACGTCAAGGATCCCAAGACTGGCAACGTGAAGAAGGTCAACTTTGGTGATCCAAACATGCAAATTCGTCGTGACAATCCCAAGGCCAGAAAATCTTTCAGGGCTCGTCACGGTTGCGGAACAAAAAGGGCCTCTAATCGCACCAAGGCTGCATTTTGGAGTTGTAGGATGTGGAGCAAAAAACCAGTTTCCAAGATCCTTAGAGGTAAGTGATTTAGAGTCTTGTAAACTTTTCATGTAACGTTGTATTATCTGTTCACACCCTTATGGGTTGTAAAAAGGTAACACAACTATGAACAAGAATCTATTTGGAATCGTTTGTATGATTGCTCTTACAACTGGTTGCAAGGACAAGGAAGAGTCTTCTGAGGCCGCTAGCTCGACAGCGTCTTCAACTTCAACTGTCGTTGCTTCTTCCTCCGCGACAGGTGGCGGAGCATCGTCATCGGGAGTCGAATCTGGTGGTGTAGGTGGGCAGGGTGGATCGCCAGGTTCAGGTGGCGATGCTTCTGGTGGTTCTGGCGGTAAGTGAACTTAGAATAAACATTCTAAACGAGGCCTTAGGAAACTGAGGCCTAATTTTTTTTGTTTTCAAGAAATGGCACTGGATCTCCAAAATACTTGTCAGATAATGGATCACAGGCCAACAACACATCAATTGTGATCAATTCTCCTTGCGGACCCTTTACCGTGATGAGTTCGTGTCCACATCTCCATGGATTTTCATTTTTTTTATCTATTGGATCGTTGGATTCTGTGTTTGGATACGGTCCAAGGTTTTCTTCACCTGTTGTTGAAGAAACTGTAATGTTTTCCTCTGACACCTCAACTGCACATGATAGTAATGTTATCAATATCATCGTGCTGAAGACAAAGTTACCTTTCATATGTTGAACCTTTAACGATAAGTATTGAAATGAGAAATAAAGAAATAACAACATTAAGAAAGTTAATTAAGGAATTTGTTGAAGCATATTCGAAAGGAGGATCACATCCTGAAGAAAGTTATGATAAAGAATTATTGGATGATGATTCATTTAATGCGCCCAGCGTTTATGTTCCTGATGATATAAAAAAAAGGATCAAGAAGTGGGCAAAGGATATGAAACTTTCGACTACTAACAAATAGTTGAAATACTTGTGCATTTATTGTTACTATTTGTGTAGTAATATCAGACATGGAGCTTAGTTGTTTTAAATGAGACCTACTTATGATCAAGCCCTGTTGGAAAGCAACGGTAAACTTGGCATGCGGACACGTAGCACGAAGGGACAAAATGTTACGATAGATTCGTGTACAGAATTTACGCTACACGTTTCTCAGCAGTCCTTACCTCGTGAAGTAAGAAAAAAAATATTTGATTACACTCAACACAGACTCGAAAGATATACCGAAAGCGTTGATGATCCTCAGCAAAAAATGGTTCTTTATGCACTTCTTCACGATTATGTTAAGGGTGACGTTGCAATAGCATGGAAACGAGGACAACCTGTGTATATTAAGATAACTAAAGCGTAAATCTTTACATCGTGTACAAAGCAAAAAAGTGACTTATTATGGCAACATACTATGTCAGATGATACACAGACTCTTGGTGTTGTTTTTTCAAAAGACGCTCGTAAAAAACTTTACAATGGTTTGAGGTTGGCCGCCGAAGCTGTCAGTTGTACTCTAGGACCCAATGGAAAGACTGTTTTGATTCAAAATGGTGAAGCGGCACCAATCATCACCAAAGACGGTGTCACGGTAAGCAAGTCTATCAAGCTTCCCGATCCGCTGGAGATGATGGGTGCACAGTTATTAAGAGAAGCTGCATCTCAAACAAATGATGTTGCGGGAGACGGAACAACTACTTCAACTGTTTTAACACACGCGATGGTCAAGGAGGGAATGAAACTTCTTGATGCTGGATACAACTCAAAAAAGTTGTGCACTGGGCTTGACATTGCTTCAACAACGATCAATCAATTTGTCTCAATGATGTCACATCCCGTTGAATCATCAGAAAAGATAAGACAGATCGGAACGATTAGTGCGAATGGTGATTCAAAGATAGGAGACATCATTGCGCAGGCAATGGAAAAGGTTGGACGTGATGGAATTATTACCGTCGAGGATGCAAAAGGAACGTTGACCACGCTTGACGTTGTTGACGGAATGCAGTTTGATAGAGGCTATTTAAGTCCGTACTTTGTGACAAATAATGAAAAGATGCATGCAACGTACAATGATGCCTACGTTCTTGTTACAGATAAAAAGATTACAACGTTAAAGGACATGATTCCAGTTCTTGAGAGCGTTGTGAACGCAAGAAAACCAATACTCATCATTGCTGATGATGTTGAAGGAGAGGCGCTTCAAGGACTTGTTCTTAACAGAGTAAAATCGCAATTGCCTGTCGTGGCAATTAAAGCACCGGGATTTGGTCCATCAAGAACTGATTATCTCAAGGATATTTGCGTTTTGACGGGGGCAACACTTGTCTCAAGCATTAATGGTGTTTCACTTGATAAAACATCATTAAAGGAACTTGGCTCTGCAAAGAAAATCCTTATTGACTCAAGGTCAACAACGATCGTTGGTATTGAATCAACCAGAAAAGAAGTCGATGAACACGTTAATGATCTTAGGACCAGAACGGGTGATATCACCTTGGGTTCTGAAGAGTTAGCAAACCTAAAAATGAGAATTGCAAAGCTTGCATCTGGCGTTGCTATCATCAAGGTCGGTGGTGCAACAGAAATGGAAATGATAGAGAGAAAGTATAGGATAGAAGATGCACTTCACGCGACCAAAGCTGCGGCTGAGGACGGAATTGTACCAGGTGGAGGAACTGCATTGTTTTACGCAGCTGAAGAAGCAAAGTCAGTTCTTTTGGGGTCTTCTACGTACGACAGGGATGTTCTTGCAGGAATTGAAATTGTGTTAAAATCATGCAGGGAACCACTCAGGAGAATTGCCGTAAACTCCGATAGATCTCCTGATGTGATTGAAGATGAAATGATTCGAAACAAGGAAACAAAACCAGGTTATGATGCATCAACCAATAGATTCATTGACATGATTTCAGAAGGAATAATTGATCCCGCTAAGGTGACAAAAACGGCACTAAAAAACTCAATTTCAGTTGCAAAGTTGTTTATGACTCTTGACGCTGTTGTATTAAACGACTTGAAAGGATGATCTTAAAAATTGTTAAGAAAATTTAACGATGGTGATCTTGTACAACACACTTTTGATGAAAATCAAAAGTTCGGTATAATTGTCTGCTCAAAAATGTCAAACAGGTACCCTAGCAAGAACGCAGAAAATGTTTTAAATAGTTATCCAATGCATCATTACGTTCTTTTTGATGATTTAATCGAGGGCCCTTTTCTTTCAAGTGAACTATCAAAGGTTGGTTGATGTGAATTCATCTGATTACGATATAATTGGTAATTGTGAAATAACCCTTCCTGATTATATGATGATGCTTCCGAAAGAAAGTGACCGTGCTCTTGGTCCAATAATTGCTTGTGGAATTCAACCGGGTACTTTTAATCTTGTATCATTAACAAATGACGGACAATTTTACGAGTTAAACGTAAAAACATTTTTTAAGACAGATAACGTGGGAACATCTGTTTACCCAATTCAATCTGGACGCATGTTGGAATTTGAAAGAATTGACATGCTTGTCACTGTAGATTCTGATGACATTTTAAATGCATCACAAAAAATACAATTGATTGACCTTGAAATAGGTATGAATCATGAAAATAAAGATATCGACCCTGAGAAGAATCATCAGGGAGGAAATGTATAGAAACCTAGAGTGGACTGCTGGAATTGCATCTGGTGGTGCAGGATTAAACAAACCAAGTCGAGGAATAAAGTACGGTGTTCCTCAAGGTTTAGGATTTGGTGACCTAGAAGAAACTGAAGGTCACGAAGAAAGAATGGAGAACAAAGAAGAAAGATATGAAGAAGAATCGTCGGATAGATACGAATGACAGGGATGATAGGATGGAACTGGTTGGACACGTTGTTGAATCACTTCCTGGCACTTTATTCGAGGTAAAAACAGTCTCAGGTCAGGTTGTTTTAGCAACCCTATCAGGTAAAATGAGACAGAACCACATAATGGTTCTTCCTGGCGATGAAGTAATGATAGAGGTTTCCCCTTACGACACAACAAGGGGAAGAATCACCAAGAGAAGATGATATGAATTTTTGGATTGAACAACACCCCTATATGTTTATGTTTTTAATGGTTTATTCTATTACTACGTTGAATCACATAGCTGTGAAGATCACTGAAAGAAAAAGTAAATGTTGTGATATAGTTAGTGATAAATGAAATCCACATTAATAACACTAAGATACCTCATTAGATCACTAATCAATGAGGCATATGCAAGCAATGTTGATGGTCCGCACATCAGCAATGTATTATCACAACATCTTGCTGATCGTGATCCAATTCCTCACCTTGGAGTACGTAGCAAAAAGGATGATGATGAAATTGCTGCTCACTTGATGGAACCAGAAGTTAATATGGAAGATTGTTATGGACCAGTTCCACCGTTACAAGATGAACCTGGTGTTTTTTCTGATCCATTTACAAAGGATTACCACGTTATTCCAAATCCGGCCACTCCAGGACGTGGAAGGTAATTTAGGTTTATGTCATTAAGACATAGAGTTAAACTTTTTGTTTCTAATTTAAGAGAAAAAAGAAAAGATCATCAAAGATCTCCTGAATGGAAACGTGTTAGAGAAAAATTCATAAAGGATAATCCAAAGTGTGCGGCATGTGGTGAAACAAACCACCTTCAAGTTCATCACATTATGCCGTTTCATTTACATCCCGAATTAGAACTTGATCCCAACAATTTAGTTGTATTGTGTATGGACATCAATGAATGCCATTTGTTGATCGGGCATGGTGATTCTTGGAAATCATACAATCCAAATGTAAAAAAAGACGTTGTTCGTTTTAATTCGTCTGACAAACCACATCGTCAATTTATTATTGAAGACATAAGGTCAAAAAGAATTTATGGGATCAATCATAGTTGATTTAGTGTTTCATTGTTTTACAAATAATCCCATGCAATTTTAAACATTGAACTTTGTCTTGCCAACAACTGACACGTCATTGATGGTTGTGATGATAACAATCTTAAACCATAAAACGGTGTATTTTGTAATTCAATTTCTTGTAAATCTAAAACAACAAACGTGTTATTGTTAGGTAAAATGAATTGAATTTCATTCATTGTCATTGTAAAAAGCGGAGATCCGTAATTTTCTAGCCTAAACATGTCTCCTGATTTGGCACAACCCAATATCAACATTACATCAAGTTCGTTAGGTCTATCAGAAAAAAATCCCCAACATTTCATCTCTTCAGACCACACTCGGGTTTTCAGACCCTGTACTCTGAATCTTTCAAAAGCTATTCTACGAATTAATTCGATTCCATGTGTTTCTGATAGATTTTTCATGAAATAAAGGGTCTTTATAAGACCCTTGCAAAACGCATACTTTTATCAAGTGACCGCGAGCTTGTATAGTGATACGGTCCCTGTCATCGTACCGCCTGTGACCTGTAGTTTAAGAGAAGTCATGTTCGTAGACATCTCCTGCCATCCTCCACCGACTATCTGGCTCAGGTTTGGAGAGCCGGCGTCAGGCCTGATCTCGCAAGAAAGACCTGAGTAACCGCGCCAGCTCTGTGTAGATGCGTGGAACCACACGAAGAAGCTCACAGTCGCAGCTGGATTTGACAACGTACCGCCAACCTCGCGACCCATGAGAAGTCCTCCGCTGTCTCCCGATGCACCGGATGACCCATTGTTTCCGACGAATCGATAGGAGTTTCTTTGGTTAGATGATATGTTACCGTTTGGCACCCACTGAAGCCTAGTGTTGATGGTGGTCATCGACACGGTTCCGGTTGCAAAGTAAAGATAATCATTGTTACCGTTAAGACCCGAGAACGTTATGCTAGAGGTCGCTGACGCAGTCAGCGTTTGCACGAGCGTCAACGCGCCCAAAGAACCACCCACGGCCGCGCCTGAATAACCTTGCGGTCCTGTAGCGCCTGATGAACCGGCTGGACCGGCGGAGCTTGATGCTCCTTGCGTACCTGTTACACCCGCTAGACCTTGAGAGCCCTGCGCTCCGAACGAGCCTTGCGCTCCCTGCGATCCCTGATTGCCGGAGCTTCCTTGACGACCCTGGTTTCCCGCTGCACCTTGCGCGCCGTCGAGTCCTGCGTTTCCTGTTGGTCCATCCGGTCCAGCCGAACCTTGTGGACCGGTAGAACCCGCAACTCCTGCACTTCCCTGCGGGCCTTGAGCACCTTTATTACCAGCGGGGCCCGAGGAGCCATCAGAACCGGATGCACCGGTCGATCCTTGGGCTCCTTCCGAACCCGGCGATCCCATCGCCCCTGAGGAACCATCTGGTCCTGGAGATCCTTGAGCTCCTTGCGAGCCGGCACCAGGTTGGCCTGTCGGTCCAGCGTGTCCCTGAGGACCCTTTCCTCCTGACGCTCCAGCGTCTCCAGCAGCTCCAGCAATTCCATCGTGACCATCGTGACCATCGTGACCGGCGTCTCCCTGCACACCCTTAGAGCCTTTTGACCCCTTTGGTCCTACGTCGCCTGCGCGACCAGGATGTCCTTGCGCTCCAGCAGAGCCTTGAAGGCCCTGATATCCTTGTGGACCTTGAGCACCTTGAGCGCCATCTCCAGGAGATCCACTCTGCTGTTGCACCGGAGCAAGAATTGGTGTGTTTGACCCGACAAGCTGCCATGATGTTCCACCGGTGTTCCTGTATACATGCCCGTTCGACGTTAACACGGCCAGAGATCCGGTTATCGCGGAGACACCGTTCGGGTTTGAGTCAACTCGTAGAAGCTCTATGCTACCAAAATTACGTCTAGATAAAACAGCCATGTCACATTCCCTTTCTTGTCATCGCGAAGCAAATCATGAATTTAGCTTGTACAAAGATATCTTGCCAGTCATCGATCCAGAGTCTGGAACAAAGACGATGCTGGTTATGTTTGTGGACGTGTCCGTCCACCTGCCCGAGAACCACTGAGTGCTAGCTGTATTTGCTAGCGACATTCCAGTCGCTCTCACCTCGTTAGTGTGTCCCAATACGACCCTGACCTTTCCTGACGAGGCGTAGAAAAACATTTCAAACGATATGTTAGAGCCGGCGGTTCCGTCTCTCATTATCCTCAACCCGTCAGACCATGAGGTAGAAGAAGACACTGTGTCGCTTGTGTCTCTTAAACATTGACCTGCCTGGTTTGTGAATAGATTGTTTGGTTTTGCGTATACTCTAACGCCGGTAGACAGCGTAATTTCTCCTATGATGTAGTAGATACCGTCTGTGTTACCGTTCAAGCTTGAAAACGTAGTAGAAGACGATGCGGATAGAGTTTGGGATTGTACTAGTTGTATTGCAGGTGTCCCTCCTCCGCCACCAGCGGCTCCTTGCGCTCCCGCAGACCCCTGCGCGCCTGTCGTTCCAGCCACAGAGGTTCCTTGAGCTCCTTGGGCTCCTCTTGGTCCTGCACCTCCGGAAAGAATGCTCTGTGGGCCTGCAGGTCCATTAGCGCCCTGCGCGCCTTGTGATCCAGAATTTCCAACTGCTCCTGTTGAACCAATTGACCCAGTTGATCCAGCGGCCCCCTGCGCTCCTTGATTTCCTTTTTGACCCGAAAGACCTTGGGGTCCCGCAGATCCCGTGGTACCGGTATGACCTTTATCACCGGTTAAACCGGCGTCGCCTTGCGGACCAGCATTTCCCTGTCCACCGGCAGCTCCAGTCGCTCCTTGTGCTCCTTGGTTTCCTGGGGCTCCGTTTGAACCAGCTGAACCCTGTGGTCCCGGTGCTCCATTGGCACCACCTCCAGCCGATCCCTGCGCACCGGCTGGACCGGAGTCTCCTGTTGAGCCTTGCGATCCCATAGCTCCCGCAGCTCCGGTGGATCCGGTGGACCCCATAGCCCCAACCGAACCCTGTGGTCCACTGTCACCGACGTCTCCCTGGTCTCCTTGGATTCCTTTCGCTCCTGCGGCACCGGTAGAACCAGTCGGACCGATAGAACCAGCTGTTCCTACTGCTCCCGCGGAACCCGTTGCTCCTGTTGGACCCGCTCCACCGCCGCCACCTGATGCCGTCACGGCCACCCACGTACCACCACCTGAGCTTTTATAAACCGCGCCGGTGGTCGTTAGGACCGCAAGAGAGTTTACAACTGCAACAACACCGCTTGGGTCGCTGTCGACACGTAGTAGCTCTATTCCACTAAATTCTCTTCTCGATAAAACTGCCATGGGTCAAGTCCTTTCTTCATCACCTAGCTAATTTATATAGCGATATTCTACCCGTCATCGTTCCGGACGACACCGCCACGTCGAGGCTGGTTATGTTCGTGGTCGTATCTGTCCAGACAGAACCTGTGTTTCCGGCGCTCTGCATATAGCCTTCACCAGCAGTGCCTCGTTGTTCGAACGATATGGACGTCATGACGCGAGCACGTCCCGTCGCCGCGCTGAGCTTTGCGACCCATCCGTGCGCGACAGAAGTGCCACCACCGCGGGTAAATCGCATCGTCGACCCAGTCGCTCTGTCTTCTGTGCCGTCTACCCATTGAGCGTGCGCAGTAAAGTTTTGATTCGTCGATAGACCATTCGGTCTGAGGTCTGGTGAACCGCCGCTGGTGTAGATGTGTCCTACTATCAAATATGTTTCATCTACATCTCCGTTGAGGCTGGAGAACGTGACGGATCCCGTTGCGACAGATATCGATTTTGACTCCACAAGTGTGTATGCTCCCGTGGAGCCTCCCGAAGACCCCTGCGGGCCTTGGGCACCTTGGGCACCTTGAGCGCCTTGAGTACCAACACCTTGAGCACCTGCAAAACCCTGCATCCCTTGTGGGCCGGTCGGTCCGGCGCCGCCTTGAGCGCCTTGAGCACCTGACGCTCCTGCGGTGATCACTGCAGACCCTTGTGTTCCCTGCGGTCCTTGCGATCCCTGGGCTCCGTCGGCACCATTTGCTCCGGTGTCCCCTTGAGCTCCTTCAGCACCCAAAGAACCTTGAGTCCCGGCGGAACCTGCATCGCCCGTTGTTCCTTGCGCGCCCTGCGGTCCTTGCGATCCTTGCGGACCGGTCGAACCTTGGGAGCCAGAGGCTCCGACGTCTCCATTAGAGCCCTGGGTTCCTTGGGATCCATCTGCTCCTGCTGAACCTTGAGCACCTTGCGCTCCGGAAGACCCTGCGGCGCCGTCTGCTCCGGCTGATCCCTGCGGACCCCTATCGCCATCAGGTCCAGCCGACCCCTGTGCTCCCTGGCTGCCCGCAGAACCTTGCGATCCTTGTGGTCCTTGTGCTCCTTGGTTTCCTTTTTGTCCTGTGCTTCCTGCATCACCAGGTGATCCTTGCGATCCTTGTGAGCCTTGTGGTCCCTGTGATCCAGCAGCTCCTGTAGAGCCCTGCGGTCCTCTGGCACCTTGCGCGCCCTGTGAACCTGCACCACCAGAAGGAATCACAAGCGGTGTTCCAGCAGTCACAAGAGACCAAGAAGTTCCACCGGTATTTTTATACACAGCACCATTTACTGTGAGAACAGCTAAAGAACCAATTAAGGCAGAGACACCATTTGGGTTTGAATCAACCCTTAGTAACTCGATGCCCCTGTAATTACGTCTAGATAGAACAGCCATACAAGTGTCCCTTTCAAGATAAAATGAAAGCCAAACACAAATATGTATTCAACATCCATTCGTCTTTAATAATGATTTTAAAATATTTTTTACCATGTCCACCATTTATCTCCGTCACAAAAAAGACGAATGGATTGAAGATCAGCTGTAAGAGTTATTGATGAAGAATTATCTATTTTTGTTGATCCAGAACCAGAACCGTCGACTTGATTCACAAGTACGTTAACGTTGTTTGAACCTGATCTTTTTAAAACATAGGTCTTACCACTTGACTCAGAAACAGTAGGTAGAATTAGATCAATAACACCAGAATTTGTGTCAACAACTACAAAGTATTGAAAAAGAGTTAATTCAGCGTTTGAAGACAACTTGTCAACTGCAAACCTTGAACCATTTATTATTCCCGAAACGTTTATATCTCCTTCAACGTTTGTGTTAGATAAGAATGTAACATCATTTATAAACGCAGATTCACCAATTAGCGTCGCAGTGCCAGTGACAGAAAGATCACCACCAACAGCTGCACTACCAGAGATTAATCCAGAGCTTTCAGCTGTGAATGCCGACATCATTAGTACTTCTCCCATCATCGCAACAGGGCCAATTGCGGTGATGCATTCTGAAACTGATAAATTCGTTATTGTCAATGACTCAGCAACATCATCAAAAACAAGCCCAGGGTTACCGGCAAAAGTTCCAGATTCGTCACGATATTGCACCTCACCTTGTGATCCACCTGGAGATCCTCCACTGGAATTTATGGTGAGAGATTGGTTCGTTCCAGCGTCTCCTGTTAAGGTGATCGTTACGTTTGAGCCCGCCGTCAACTTCGACCCAAGGAATCCTGGGGTCAAATCATCTGTTGACGCTCGAACCTTTGTGAAGTCTTTTTCTAATGAATCATCTATGTCAGCAGATGATATCGTTCCGTCCTGTATCTGGCTACCTTTTACTTGAGTCGTCACAAGAATATCTATGGACTAAAAGAGAATCATTATACATTCCTTGAACGTATTGCCCTTTTAATTTATTCAAGAAAAATTAATTGATACTTATTAAGTAATTTAAGGAAGATAACACCTGTGGAAAAAGAGCTTAACTCATTAAGAAGTATTATCCGTCAATTGGTAAAAGAATCAATCCTGAGAGAGGATGAAACACCCGGTGGTCCGATAACAGACCTTGGCGCCGAGAAGATCGTAAATCCATCTGATTACATGTCAGATTTTCGTAAAGCTCTTGTGGCGTCAGATGGGATCGTTAAGAAAGCTGCAAGAACGCTTGGCATCGCCACCCGCACTGCACACTATCATATTGCACAAAGCCCAGAGCTTCAAAAGGTAAAAATTAAGGCGAGACAAGAGGCAAGGCGTGCTAGGGCTGAAAGAAGAAAATCGATAGAAAAATCATCTTCTAAAGAATAAATTCTTTCTTCTCGCGATTATCGTTCCTATAAATAACATGACAATCGAATGATTAATTCTTGAAGAAAAATTTGGGATTGTTGAACAGCCCACCCACAACAAAGGTTTTTGTTCCTCGTCTTTCGTTGTTGGCGGACCCGATTTTCCATCACCTTCTTCAATGACTGAAGGATCTTCCTCTACAGGAGCGGGTGGTTGCGCCTGCGGTGGTGCACAATCAACGTCAAGGGTTCCACACTTCTTGTTACACGAACCGTCAGCCGAGCAACAATCCTTATCCAAGGAGGGGCAGTCTTCCCTGCAGACCCCATCATCCAAGCATCCTTCACAATCAACGTCTTGACTCAAGTCGGAACACTCTGCTGTGCAGAAGCCGTCAGCAGCACACGGGCAGTCAAGGTCTGGTGCTAGACAACCTGAAACACATTTACCATCTAACTCACAGGTTCCTGCAAACTTCTCGTGGGTCGCAACGTACTTCTCGATCCACGTGATAGAGTCATCGGTTCGAGCTGAAGCATCTAACCCAGACCCGCATGCTGCAGTGCCGAAGCTCGTTGCAGCTAGGACGTATTCTTTGCCACTCAAGGTAATGAAGTTGGGACCTCCGGAATCGCCGTAACAAGTCGACGAAGGTTTGACGGAAGTGTAGACGAGTCCGGGCTCTACTTCGAGTAGGCTGGTCCATCCGTGGCGCTTCTTTCCGGAATCACTCTTGTATTCTCCGGTGACCCCGAAACCCACGATGTGGACGTCGATTCCGATGAGAGAATTTGGGTTCGTGGTGTTGACTGGAATCGGATCGGTCGGACCAGGGGACGCCAACGTGATGAGAGCTAGATCGCCAGGACCACCAGAATAACCTTTGGGGTTGTTCTCGTAGTGGACGGCCTTGATCCATGTACCGGACCCATAGGCATCGTTACCGAACATTACCTCGATGGACTTGTACGACACGCCCTCGGTACAGTGCTTCGCAGTGAGGACGATCGATGGTGATATCAGCGTTCCTGTGCACGAACCTCCGCCGAGGTCGACGTACACCGCGGCTGGGTGTCCTGAATATGATGAACCATTGACAATCGAAGAGTCTACTTCACCGGTTCTTTCTATCGACTTTTCAGGTCCGCACCCCAAAACAAGACACAAAAACGGCACCACTGCTTTCTTCATATCCTACCTCTACTGAAGATAGATATTCTTAAAACAGTGGTTGTTAACCAGCTGGTCAACTTTTAAGTAAAAAATAAGATGGCTTTGTGCGCAAGGCAACAACTCCATATGTCCGGTTGGTCATCCTACCGGTCTTCCACGCTTTCCAACCAAACGAACTTGTCGAAAGACCCTTTCTCTCTTCGTTTTTGCTTTGCCCTTAGCTCTAGGTCTGCGTCGATGTACCCAGCCTCGTATACCATCGCGAGGAGAACCTCTAATACGTCGGCGACTTCTTCAAGAACTTCTTCTGGATCTTTCGCCGCATGAAGCTCATCGACTTCTTCGTTCAGCTTGTTTCGTAACGCCTCCCAGCGGTCTTCCTTGGTCAAGGTATGATACCTCGGTCGACGACCTGAGCGCTCGATCAATTGCGGAATTTTGTCTCGAACCAATTTTCGAAACGTTACGCGGTCAATCGTTCGCATCCGCTAAGCCCTCCAGCATCTTGTAGTCTCCAATGATTCCTTCTTGAGTACCGACGACCGTCATGTTACGAGGGTCCACGATCGTGTGGTACGGCATTCCGAACACGACGTCTGGTAGCATCAGAGCCAGTGGATCGACTCCGACGTCGGCATCGACAAGGTAATAGTCAAGCCTCCACTTCAGCGCCACGACTGGGGTCGCGACCTTACCATCCTCCGTGTCTACGATGAGTACGACGACTTTGATACGCCGACCCTCTGACTTCCATGTCGAGATTCTCTCTGCGAGTAGGCCCGCCTCCGCGGCGCACTTCTCACACTGGTGCTTTGTGGTGACGACCATGACTGCGTCTGTCCCTCTTTCGCCGGTGGGATCGTACCAGTCACGAGGCTGAAGCTTTACTTCTCCAGAAGAAGTTTGCCCGTGCCGGAACCCTTCCCAGTTCATTCCTTCTGGAATCACCTGAGATAGCTTGACACCCGAGTCTCCCATGGGCCACGGCGGTTCGGAACCTCCCCCCGATGAAGATGATGTCCCGACCCCTCCGACAGTCTGAGACCCAAAGATGTTCTTATCCTCGAAGTCCCTGTCTGGTCCACATCCGACGAGGAATGCAATCGCGCTGTAGATCAACTTGTTTTTCATCGCATCTTCCTTTTTGTAACGTAGTCGTGCATCGCGATGGATGCAGCTACACCAACATTCATGCTCCTCACGGAGCCAAAGTTTGGGATCTCCACGAGGACGTCGCACATTTTGAGAACATCGTCTGCAATACCATTGCATTCTTCGCCGACGACGATACACGGTGGTTTCGGTAGGTTCCAGCTGAACTGGTGGATCGAGATCGTCCCTGGAATATTGTTCTCCAGTCCGACCAATGTATACCTGTCTTTTAATTCAAGAATATTCTGTGGGTCACTCATGAACTGCATCGGGGTGTAGTTGTGGACCCCGACGCAGCCCCGACGGTCGAACTTCTTCTTTCCACAGTAGAAGAACTCGCGAACGCCGTGGAAGTTCGCCGACCGTAGGACGGTGCCGATGTTGAAGTCACCTGTGATGTGAGTCATGAGGACGGCGAAACCGTTGGACCGATCGTCCAACCGGCGGCGGATGTCTTCGTCAGGCAACTCCTTGAATTCATCGATGACATTTCGGGTCCATGCGCAGAACGGGCTGTCTGGATCGTACGGCATGGTATGATATTACTGTGCCGTGTTTTAAATTTGCACCCAGGTGATCAATCGTGTTTATTTGGTTAATAGTTATATGCAGTGATGAAGACAGAAGTACTAAAAAATTACATCAACGAGATCTTGAGGGTAACAGTCCAAAGAATTGATCCTAGTGATGAAAAAAAAGTTAGCAAGACTTACACAAAAGATTTTGATGTTCATGATGATGATGCTGACGAGCTGGATTGGTTCCTTGACAACTACGCCAGGCCGGTGATAAATTACAAAATCAAGAAAGAAACAGACAAGATAACCGGTGATAAAAAGAAAGTCAGGGTGTATGATGGAAAATCGGAAGACCAGATAAGCTCTTTAATGAATCGCTTAGCCACCATCGCTTCACAGTCAGGTAAATCTCTAGACACAAGAAAGTTAATGAACGTGATGTTGCCTTGGGGTGAGGAGGGTTACAAGGCTATCAGCCTCATAGCGACTCACACTGAAAGGACTGCGGTTCCATTTCCTTTCTTTCAAATGAAAAAATCTGCCACAATTGGATCTTCGATAGATTTTTCAAGGTTGCCCGTTTCAAAAAGGGTTTTGGATTATGCTTATAACGTCACGCCTAGAATCGGAAAGAATGATACAGGTAAGGGAGAATTCATCATAGCACTTCTTACCGGTGGAATTGCTGGAACTGAGGGGCTACATGGTGACCTTGAAATCGATGGAAAAGATTGGGAGGTCAAGGGCCCGAGCGACAGCGGCGCGATAAGATTGGGCGATCTGCCGTCTAGCGTTTTTAGAGAAAAGTTTTCTGAACTATACAAAAACAATAAAGATATTGCACCCAAGATAAGTGAAAGAAGCAAGGTTCCCTTTAAATCACCGGAATCAACCCTTGCTGCATGTGCAACGAGGAGTGGCTACAATGACCTGCGAGGTCCTGAAGGAAAAAATTTCCCAGAAATTTTTGGAAAAAATGGAGTACTGAACAAAGCTGTTAGGCTCACACTCAAAGAATCTGGGATTGAGGGATTGGCTCTTGTTTATCCTGAAGGAGTCAGGTTTGTGTCGACAGATGATTTTGAATTCTACAACAGTGGCGGCAAAAGCGGACGTCTTCACATCATTCTACGTGATAGTGTATAAATGATTAACACCATCTCGGTATGATCAAATATCATGTATCCCAAGGATAACCACCGTCCCCATCACCTTCACGGTTTGGCTGCGTATATTCAACATTTGATGGGTCAACATGACCTTCATCAAGATCATCATAAAAATTTTCAGGTGATCGTGAATTCATCCCCTTTGGTAACCTAAGTTTTGATTTTTTTGGTTCTCTTGCCGTTTTTTTTTCGGAGATTAAAACATCTCTAATCAAACTACGTAAATGACTTATTTTTATCTTCATTGGAAGATAACTATCAACGGGATTGACGGAGAGATAATAAATTTTCTCACACCCAACCGTTGTTCTTTCTATCAACGAACCAATTGTAATATTCAACGATTCTAGAATTGTCTTCACGTGGACACCTGTCAAGATAGATGCGACGGAATTCATCATAATTTCCGCGTTCAACCGCCTCCATCATTGCTCGGATTTCAACCTTGGAAAAATTCGAATCACCTTCATCACGGTGCACATCACTATCATTACGGTAGTTGATTGCCTTAGAAAAAGCTTTAACTGCGTAATCGGCTAGCAATAATTTCCCAAACCAGCTTAATTTCATAAACCTCCAATTAAAATATTTTATTCGTTGTCTTCTAGCAAATTTAATCTGCTAGTAAACGTCCAACCAACATCCCCGGTTGATGACAGAACAAGTACAGATGGATCACTAGAGATAGGATTATCTACTCCCAACACAATAACAATCCCATTCGGTGCAATGTGACCATTCTGACCAGTTACCCAAGAATCTACTAGCTCTCGAAGCCACACACCGCTCGTGTATCCTGGGTTCAAACGAAATAGTTCACCCACTATAGGAACACGTTGTCTCATCTATACTCATTATACAAACCTCTATAACAGAATTGTATAATTCTTATCATCAAGAAGTCATTCGTGTGATGGTCTCTTGATTCGCTCAATCGAATCTTCATAGGGAATAACTATCTCATCATTCTCAACATATCACCAAGCATCTTATCGACTTCTTCTACGGAAGTATACTCAGCTCCAAGATCGTTAAGGATGATCATTAAGTTCCTCACTACACGCTTGTGAGCCACTCTCATGGGCGTAGGATCCACTCCACCACCCTCATAGGCTGCATCCATCACGTGATCAGGTCCACCATTCATTATCGGCTTTTGAAGTTCACAATCGTCAGATGGATCTTTGGGAGTACGTTTCTTTTCTTCTGGGGCGGAAATATCATCGAGGGGATAACTCTTCAACTTCCCAACCTGCTTTCCCCATGCTTCCTTTGCACGGGGAGAAGAAAACGTCCTGCTTGGCATCAACCTACCCGTAGGCACGAGAGAATATCCCAAACCATACAACAGCTTTCCGTATCCAATACCTGCTATAGAAAATACCTCCCAGGCATCCTTACACGGTTGATCAGGCTTGTGAAACGAAGCATAACCCTTCACGATACCAGCAGGAAAACCAGACCGGTCACTCCAGTCCAACGCCAACAACTTTTCGGGAGAATACAACACGATTTTTATATAACCCGGTCTAGGCTTCCACTCATACAAGGCAAGATCTTCACCCTCCAACGCCTCCCTGATTAATCGTCTTAAATCGCCTAATCGAATCTTCATGGCATTAATCACATTTCATCTGGTGTAGAAGAAACCTTCACCTTTTTCAGATCATCGCGGAGCGTTCTATACTCTTTTACCTTTTCGGTAAAAGTTTGCTTTAAATCAACGATGTCTTCTAGCGTGGTTGCCATCTTTATCATGTACTCTTCTCGACCAAGAAATGCCGGACGCTTCCAAAAAGAAGTGCTGTCAACGAATTCTTTTACCTTGCCAAGAAGCGTCTCAAGGACAATGAGCACATCCTCGAAAAGGTCAGTCCCGCCGGCTCGACTTTGTAGAACAGTAACTTGCCTCCTAATTTCGGCAAGAAGCCTCTCGACCTTGTCCTTGTCCCTCGTGGCTCGAAGGGCGATCATTAATTGGTTGACGTTACCGACGATCGCTGACAATATCTGGGCAGGTGACTTGGGGACTCCAATGGCCTCGACGATAAATTGACGTAGTAATTCTCTGTCTTTCATGGGGAATAACTATTTCTTTAGCTTATCAATAGTAAGCTCAACCTCATTCCATTCAGGATCTGTTGGCACCAATTGATCGTTGTCATCTAACATAAAAATATCAAGCGATTCACCGTCAGGACCGATGAGCGGGGATCCACCGACGGCGAGGACACGCCGGAAGAAATCAGTCAAGACCTTAGATGCCTGTACGCCTTCAATAAACCTCTTCATCCCACGACGGTCTCGACTCCTGTAGGCACCCATGACCACCGCGATAGGATGCCAGTGCGCCAAGAGACCCTCGTTCATGCGACCAGACCTGTCGCTTGATGTCTCGCGGAACGATTTGGCGTCGAGAATGTAATTGTTGAAAGCCCACATCTCCTGCATGTCAACCCTACCACGCTTCACCTTGGCCCCGGAATAACCGTAGCCCGTGAAGAGCGAGTCCATGTTGTTGGACGCAAGGACGACCCTGCCGTCCAGCTTGACGCCCAGCTCAACACCCTCATCACTGAAGCTTCGCGCAGGGGACCCGAATTCGTGGGCAGGAACCAGCTCCGCGCCGGGACGATAGAGAGACACCGAGATCTCACGACCCCCAGCGCCGGGGGACAACAAACCCTCGAGGTCCTCGGCGAGCACCCAGTGAACCTTGTCAAGACCCTCAAAGAAAGAATGATCGGCATGGTCGTTCCACAGCTTCTTGACGGCGCGCGGAATAGATTCGTCTCTGTCTTTCAATACAGGTTCCACGGCGGAGAGGAAAGATGCCTTGTCCTCGAGAAGAGCACGTCTAACGATGGCCCGCAATTCACCTAGCCGAATCTTCATGACGAATAACTATATTCTTTCAGGTGGAGACAAATCAAAAAAGCTTCAGCAACCTATGACATATCGTTTCAGTCAAAGACTCAAGGTCACGAGCTATAATGCTCTCGTTCTTCTTCTCCGGGACTTGTTTGATTACCTTGGCAGAAGCGGCTATGACCTCCCACATCGTCTTGAATCCACTTCCGTTGGGCTTACCAGACCAGTACCTCTTGATCTCCGCCCTTGTCTTCCTATCGTTAGCGTCATCCATCGCTTGTAATATGGCGTCGACTCCCCGCATGTCGGCCGTCGTGGTAGGACCCACGGGCTTAACGACGTAGATCTTTGAACCTGGTTTAAGCGAGTCCCTATAGTTCACAGCATCAGACAACTTCGTAAACAGGAATACAGCACCGCGGCGACTGACGGCATCGGGCTTGAGAACATATCGAGATGCCTCTAATTTCTCCTCGAGGTCTTCCATGGATACTTCGGCGAGAGGATCCTCGTCTTCCATCGAACTCCAGTATCCCTTGACCGTGGCGCCAGGTTTGTACCTCTTGCTCGAGACGTGATAGAAACCACCGTCTTCTGTCGAAGCTTCTTCTTCGCCACTCGTCAATACCGACGCTAATGCCGAGTTGATGTCTGCGATCATCCGGCTGCCTGAGGTGTCAACATCGATAATTTTATCGCGAGAAGAATACAACTCGTATCGACGAGTATCATTGTCTGCGTGGACAAAAGACATGCCTTCTAGAGTCTTCTTTACTTCTTTTGTGAACTCTACGAAGACGTAGCATCTCTTCCACTGGCCTGCCGAAAGAGGATCGTCACCGCTATATTCCTCGGCAAGGTGCAATTTCAACGGCGTATCCATCTTAGTGAGAGCTGCTCGTATCTGGTCTTGGAAATAGTTCTTGACGAATTTACCTTTCGGCGGCAAGAAGTTTCCTATGTCGACGTGCTGCATGGGGAATAACTATACCTCCCGGGCGGAGACAAAATCAAAAAACGCTCTCAACCAAAGAGAGACGCCACCTAGATCGAACAGGAAACTCTGCTAAGAGAGAACAGAGACAGACAAGACTAGACAGACAGGACAACACGCTCCCTCCCAATCCAACCCACAGGCTTCCACTCGCTAAACAACTCCAGACTGGATACGGTCGGATACAGCAACCCAACACAACCACACCCCACTTCCTACCACAACGTACCACCACCCAACCCCTCAACTCCCCCTCCCTCACACCCTATCACACACGATCCATCGATTCCCCTCCACGGGCACTGACAAGTGGACATCACAGGGGTGATCAAGAGGGGGACCCGGGAGCTTGGGACAAAAAAAAGCCCCCTGGGTTCACAATAGGGGGCTGTAAGGCAACGGCTAGTTTAGCGCTTTAAAAAGTTAATTATTCGCCAACGAACTCTTTTTCCGAAAAAAGTGCTGTCGCCCGACATTTTTTTCAGCGTATCGGTGAAGCTGCGTGAGGGGGAGGGGGCACGTATCCTGTCGTCTGTCTTGTTTCTGCTGCTACCGGGGTGTCACCGTGAAGTAGGGTTGTCGTTGTGATGGAGGTGAGGACGATGACCATCAGTCTCTTGGTGGTGCCGGGTGCAACGAGTTGCACAAAAAGAGGGACGTTGCCGGCTGGATGGTGTTGGTTCGTTGGTATGCTCGGTCGTCCCTCCGTGTTAAGTATCTGTCGGGCGTCGTTCACCATTCGTCGTGCCATCTTTGTTCCTTCTCCGACGGAGGGTGGGACGGTGTATCGGGATGTTGTCTCCGCGCGGGGGCCTCGAGGTCAATGATCGTTTGTGATGCCAGCCAGCAGGACGGGATGAGGAGGACCGCGGCGGCGTAGCCCAGTGCCGAGGGATTGGGGGGGAGGAAGCCGTTGTATGCGCCGATGATGGCGAGGGTTGCCGATGCGCCGATCCACACGAGTGGTGCGAGGATCGCGAAGGCGGCGACGTGGTCTGGGCGGAGGAGGTGTCGTCGGCCGGAGACGTAGAGGAACGTGGCGTAGCCCGAGGAGAATCCGACCGCCGCGGCGGCGAGGATGCCGGCGGAGTAGATGAGTGGGGAAATGATGTTCATGTTTCATCGATGGGTGACAGCGAGGTGGATCTTGGGTCGAAGCAGATCCTGTTGACGTAGCACCGGATGGGGAGGAGGACCTCGACGAACTCAGATGGTTCTGGTGATCCATCCGGGGTCAGCGCACGGCCGGAGTCGGTGTGTGTCTGGCCTACGATGATGACCGTGCCGGGTGGGAACTCTCCGATTCCGGTCATCCTTCCCGTGAAGGTGTTGTCCGGTGATGTGAGGTAGCTGAGTCCCCAGGTCTGCACCCCTGTTTCCCTGTGCTTCTGCGGAGGATATGGTAACACGACCCAGGTGGAACCGACCGGGACGGGACGGTGTTTCATCCGCCCGGATTTCGGGAAGATCATCGTCAGCAGCTTGTGAAGGTTCAAGCGATCCTCCGCAGGTGATCAGAGTCGCCGTTGAAGTGGACGCGGTTTATGAAGCAGCGGCGGGGAAGGAGGACCTCGACGTACTCGATGTCGCCGCGGCCCGTGTGTTCGTCGATGAACGTGTCGCCGGCGACGATGATGGCGCCCGGCGGAATCTCCTCGTACTCGACCCCCATCATCCATGCCTGATTGGAGGTGGGACGGGACATGGCACCAACACCCCAGGGTTCGCCGGGCTTGGGCCACTTTCTGGCGGTCGCCCCGACGAAGGGCAGTACGATCCATGCTGATCCTACGGGTACCTTTGACATCGTTTTCCTCGTGTGTCGACCACTCCCTTTTGCGCGATATCGCGCGGGTCAATCGCGTATCGCGGGAAGCGTCACCGCCAGGCACCCGACTTCTGGGGGTTCGGGTCGAGCGAGATCGTGATCTCGTCGGTGGCGAAGTGAAGCTGGCAACCCTGGCCGAGGACCCAGCCACGTTTGATCCGCGAGGGACCAGGCTTGGTGCACTCGCCGTCGGTGAGGATGAGCATGCCGTCCCACCGTCCCCGGTTCTTCGGGTCGTTGGCGAAGCGGGTGGGAGCCTCGAAGTCGGTTCCGCCGCCCCGGACCCGCTTGATGTCAGGGTTGGTACCCTTCTTCCACTCGACCATGTCCTTCTCGGCGACGGTGTAGTCGAAGGGAAGGACCGTGACGGAGACCCGCTTCGTCAGCGATGCAAGTTCGCCGAAGAAGAGGGAGAGCATCGTGTCGGAGACGGAGCCCGACTGGTCGACGGCGATGAGGAGCTTGGCGGTGTAGCCTCGCTTCTTGCCCGGGTGGATGTAGGGGTAACGCTTGTTGATGCGCTTCATCGACGTGGTGGAGTTGCCCCGCTCCAGGCTACCGACGAAGTTGCGGAGGACGTTGCGCCAGTCGACGACTCGGGTCACCGACTTGCGGATCTCCTCGCGGAGGTTGGCCGGGATGTTTCCCCATCCGTTTGCCTGGGCATCGGCCTTCCGCACCGCACGTTCGACTGCCTGGGTGATCTGACCCTTCACCTTCTCGCGAAGTTCCTCTGGGATTTGCTCCCAACCGGAGTGGTCGTCCATCGAGTCCAGCCAGTCCTCGCCACAGGTGCAGGGTGCACCCGAGTCGGCATGGTCGTGACCCTCGCCGTGGTCGCCGCCGGGTTGGTTACCGGATCCCTTCTCATCCCCCGACGTTCCCTTCTGGTCACCCTTCTTTTTTCCGCCTTTGTTGCCACCGTCGGAATTTTCCGAATTATTTTGAGGGTCACCTCCGCTGGGTTGTGGTTGACCTTGTCCCTTGCCGTGGCGGGGGCAGGAGTCCTTCCTCTGTTGTTGGACCTGTTCTGCCTTCTGCTTGAGGCGCTCGAAGTACCACTCGGAAGCCTGGGCGGGCGGGAAGGACTCGATGAGTTGTGCCAGGGGCATGGCATCCTTCTCTTCCTTCGTGAAGTCTCGGTCTCCCGGGGGAACCGGGAAGACGCCGGGGACGAGGCCACCCTTCGGAAGGGTTGCGGACTTGTTCTCGCCGGAGACGATGATCGAGTTGATGGCGAGGTCGGTCGCGATGTTCCACATCTTCGGTGGGGTCTTGCGGCGGTGGCTCAGGTGCTGGAAGACGAGGTGGTAGAACTCGTGGATGAGGACCCCGCGGATCTCGGAGTCGGAGAGACCCGCGAAGAAGTCCGGGTTCCAGAACAGGGTGAGATCGTCGAACTCCTGGTCGTATGCCACACCTGCCGTGGGGAGGTCCTTCGTCGGGACCTTGCGGATGTACCGGGACAGCTCCGCGAAGAACGGCGAGTCCTGGAGGAACGAGATGAGGTGACGGTCCAGTTTGAAGTCGGTGTCGCAGTGGCTGAACATAGATCTATCTTACCTCGTTTCGATTGAACATTGCACCGCCAGGTGCAACTAGTTGCATTCAGTCCTGATCGTCGTCCTGCGTCATCAGGTGGATGAGAGAGAAGATTCCTTCGCGAATGATGCGGGTGACGACCCAGCAGGCGGAGACGATGAGGACCCCGGTGACGCCGATGTCCTTATGGATTGTCCCCCAGATCATTGTTGAAATGAGCAGGGCAGTGAAGGTGACGTTGGAGTAGTGTACGGTGTTTTTCATCCGAGGTCCGCTGGTGAGACGGTGTCGAGTTTGCCGGCTGCTTCTTCGAGGACGTCGGCGAGGAGCTCTGCCTCCTCGATGGCCCTGTGAGCGTCTTCGACCTTCATGTCCATGTAGAGCTTGCTCTCGACGGCGGAGGCGTAGCGCCGGAGGTACTTGCAGGCCGCCGTCAGGTCCTCAAAGGTGAGTCCTAGGTCTTTCATTTTGCACCTCGCTTCGTCCTACGCTTCTCGAGCTTCGCCTTCTTTTCTGCCATGATTTCACCTCGCTCGCGGTTCTTCGAGCCCTTCGGCCGGCCGCGGCGCTTCTGGACGGGCTTGCCGTCGGGGCCGAGCTCGACGGGCTTCTCGGGCACAGGAGCTCCGGTCGGGTTCTTCTTCGGGCGGCCACGCTTGCGTTCACCGATGGAGGGTCCCTTGGCTGCCGCGAGCTTGAAGCGATAGCCGACCTTCATGCCCTCGATGTAGTTGCTGCCGGCGTCCCTGTGGTATACGTCGTCCCAGAGACCGATCCATCCCGATGCTGCATCGATCGACGTGATCGTGTAGGTTCGAGTGTCTAGCCAGGGTCGATGGCTGAGGACGGATGCAACCCGCTCGATGACGATCTTTTCACCAGGACCGGCGAGGAGGACCGGCATTCCCATCTCGTCAGTCGTGACGGCGTCAGGCAGGTGATCGATCATCGGTTTGTTCGCGCCCTTGGAGCTTTCCTCCCTTGCTGCGCGGGTGATCTCGTCGACCTCGTCGTTTGCGATGATTTCGTTGTCGTCGAACATGGTCTTATATTACCTCAGATCGTGAGAGGTTTGCACCGAATCGTGCAACTAGTTGCATCGTTGGTCCCCTGGGTTTGAGGGTCATCGCCCCCAGGGGAAGGAGGAACCTCAGCCGACCGGACCGAAGTTGCCCTTCTCGTACAGGCCGTTCTTCGTGATGCCGAGGACGTATGCCTGGCCGGAGCAGCCGAACCGGTTCTTGGTGATCTCGAAGATTCGCTCACCGTACGTATCCGACTTCTTGTCGTTGTCGATGTACAGCTGACCGCGGACATCGACTGCATGGAGGATGGTTTGCTTGCCGGCGAAATCACCGGACTTCGTCACCTGACCGATGAAGCAGACGATGCCGTGATTGGCCTTGGCCCAGTCGGTGAGCATCTCGGTGCAGCGAACCGGGGTGTTGCTGTTCGTTCCACCATCGGCGTACTTGCCGTCGTCCAGGGTCTGGAGCGAGTCCTGGAGGATGAACACCTGCTTCTTCGGGTTCGCCTTGCGGAGGTGATCCGCATGCTCGAGGAGGTCGGGAACCATCGTGTCCTGCCCGACGACGAAGTTGCCGGCGAGCCCGAGGCGCTCCGAGACCATCTTGGTCTGGTACAGCGATTCCTCACCGGTGTTGTAGAGGCAGATGTGACCGGACTTCGTGATGGCGTCGGCCACCTGAAGCATCATCGTCGTCTTGCCTGCACCCGGGGTGCCGGTCAGCATCATCACCGACGAGGGCACCATACCATCGCCACCAATCGCATTGTCGAACCACTCCAGGCCAACCTTCTTGCGGTCGCGGAGGGCCTTCGGCACCTCGATCTGCGAGAGGCTGGTGCCGTGCTTGAGACCCTTGATGCCGACGTTGAGATTCATCTTGCTCATGCGTTACCTCGGTTTGGGTTGGTGTTGACTACTCTGCTAGTTTACCACTTTCACTGGTGACTTTGCACCAGGAGTGCAACTAGTTGCATCTGGTCCCGCCGGTTTGAGCGTGATCGCCCCGGGGGTTGTCGTTCACTGAACCTGCTCGGGTGGCACGGCGCAGATGTCGTAGAAGGCCTTGCCGCTGTTCAGGTAGTCGAGAGGTTCGTGCTCGAACGCCACGCCATCGCGGAGAAGAGGGTTGCCCTCGACGAGAATGTTACCGGTGCCGTCGTCGTACTGCACGACGAACACGGGCTTCACGTCCTCCACGACGAGGCGGTTCGATCCGAGGGAGGTGAGCTTCCAAGCGTTGGTGATGTTTGCCATGGTGTTACTATATCCTTTCCTGGTTGAACTTTGCACCAAGCAAAGTTTTTTTGGACCCACCGGTTTGAGCGTGATCGCCCCGGCGGGGGAGGTGGCCGTCAGGCCGCCGTGACGGTGGCACCTTCCAGGTACAGGCCGGCCTCGGGCTCGTAGCCGTACAGCTGGTACAGCCGGTCGTGGTACGCCTCGTCGGGCATGAACACCACCCCCGTAAACTCGTCATCGACGATGGTGCCCGTCATGGTGCCCATCTTCGGGATCGACGCGGCCGTGTAGGTGACCCGGGTGCCTAGTGCGAACTGGTTGGTTGCCATGGTTTATATTAACCTTTCCTTGGTGAACATTGCACTTGGTGGGAAAACTTTTTTCGAACCTTTTCCCCACCGCCGTTCCTCAACCTGGAACCATTATAACTTTTCCACCATGAACATTGCACCGCCGGGGGCAAAGAAAAAAACTTTTTCCCGGTGCAAAGTTCACCAGTGAAGTGATAGGATTGGACCATGGACATCAACGGAATCAAGCCCGGATACATCGTCTCCGTCAAGCCCAGCCACCGTGCGGACCTGGGAGGTGACCCGCCGTATGGCACGGTCCTCAACGTGTGGCCGACCGGCAAGGTGCGGGTGTGCTGGGTCAATGCCGGGTGCTGGACCCATGACCTGCGGAGCCCGTACATGAACCGGTTCGAGATCACCGGGGACGTCGGTGGCGCATCTTTTCGCTGACCGCAGTGCAAAGTTCAACCAGGAAAGGGTAGTATAAACCATGCAGTCAATCACGACGAAGTTCATCGGTCCCACCAACCACCGCGCCGCCCGAGTGAAGGCCACCACGGCCGCCGGTCACACCCTCACGGTGTCATATTCCTATGAGGACAGCCACCGGTCTCATGCTCAGGCGGCCCTCCAGTTGGCCCGCAAGTTGGGTTGGGATGGTACCCTGATCGAGGGTGGCACCAAGGACGGCATGGTGTTCGTGTTCGATTCGGGCGCGAAGTACACGATTTGACGAGCCCAGTGCAAAGTTCACAGAAGAAAAGGTATACTAAGACCATGGAACGGAACATCATCAAAGTAGGCGACCTGATCATCCCCTCCGTGTGGGACGGTCTCGGCAAGAACCCCATGCTCGTCCTTGAGGTCCACGCCAAGGACCTCATCCACCCTCTCAAGGTTCGGGGTCAGAACGGCAACATCTGGTGGGCTCGGACCGAGGGTGCGAAGGTGGTCAGCTCGGTGCAAAGTCTCTGATGAATGGGGTATACTAGGACCATGGAAACCAAGTTCAGCTACAGGGCCAAGCTCAGCGTCATCACGAGCATGAGCGACCAGGTGGACAGCCTCAAGGTGCAGTTGGACGCGATGCAGGTCAACGAGCTCCTGGCGGCCGAGCCCGACCTGGCCGCCATCGAGGACCTCCGCAACGTGATCGCCGTCCTCGAGGGCATGCTCGAAGCCCACTACGAGGAGGTCGAGCCGATGGCTTTCTTCGAAAAGAAGCCGGCCTGAGCGGTGCAAAGTTCACCTAGGAAAGGGTATAGTAAGACCATGGCAAACACCGGACGTTACGAAACCGCAGTCCTCAACCTCCTTCCCTCGAGCCCGAAGACCTGGGAGGCCGGGTACGTCGACCTCCTCTCGGCGGCCAGCGAGGTCGATCGCCTCACGGACCGGATCGTCGCGGACTCCAAGTCGATGGCCAGGAAGTTCGAGTCCTACGCGGCCGAGATCGCCGCTCGCAACGAGGGTTGGGATCCGACCGGGTACTCCACCCTCCGTGACATCGCGACGAACACGGCGAAGCTGGAGGTCGAGCGACGTCAAGTCCATTCTCTCGTAAGAATCTTCTTCGGCAAGGATGCCGCCAAGGCCTTTGCTGTGGCCCTCCTCGATGCGGCCAAGGATGCAGCATGAGCCTGGAACAATTCCTCAAGTTGGCCCTCGAGCCACAACGCGGGGTACGTAAAGGCCAACACTTCGCCAATACGCTCGCCCGGCATCGGTACGAACTTTTCGAGAAGCTGCGGGAAGAAGGGTTGGATCCGTATTACGTGGACGGACTCCCCTGGGCTGTCATCGAATTTGTCAAGAACAACTGGGAGGAAGGAAACTGAGCATGGACAACGACCACATCAACGACCTGATCACTCGGCTCCGGCAGTCCTCGACGCCGATGCACCTGCGTGAGGAGGCCATCGCGACGATCAAGTGGCTCCGCAACGCCCTAGAGGAGGTCCACATCTCTGCGAAGCAGAACCGTGATCGATCCGCCGAGCACATCTCGGGCATCGCTCTGGGCAAGCCCGGATACAGGGCAGGGGACATGGCAGTCTGATGGAACTCCCGGGAAACCTCGATTCTCAAGCAGTCCAGGGAGCTCTGCTCCTCGTCGTTCTCGGACTTCTGGCGATCTTTATCATGCTCGTTTAAGTTCATCAACGAAAAAAAGTTTTAGCGAGCAGTGTAAAGTTCAGCAAAGATAGTTTACAATTAGGATAACAACGCGGTATACCGCATAACCACGGAAAAGGAAAGAACAACATGGAAATTCAGGAGAACAACCTCAACAACAAGCTCTCGGCGATCGACAAGGCCCTCGCGGCCGCAAAGGCTCGAAAGGCAGCGAAGGAGGGTACGTCATCTATCATTGACGTCGAATCACCATCACAGCCTGTCAAGGCTCAGAAGGTCAAGCTCTCCGATGAGGAGAAGGCTCAGAAGGTGGCGGATCGTGCCGCGAAGCAAGCGCAGCTGAAGGTGGAGCGTGAGGCTCGAAAGGCCGCAAAGCAGGCGGAAAAGTCATCAGGAAAGCCTGCCCACATGAAGAAGATCGACCGAGCTGCCGGCAAGCTTCCGTCTCTGACCGCATCAGCCCAGCTCCTCTTCAACGAGGCAACGACGAACTTCTCATCGGAGCAGATCGCCGCAATCTCACTCCATCTTCAACACTTCAACCGTGTCAAGGCAACGGAGCGTGCCCTGGGTCAGAAGCTGGCCACTGGCATGAACGTCAGGATCGTCTCGGGTGACCCTCGGTTCATCGGAATGACCGGAACTGTCGCCAAGGCACAGCGGATTCGCTGCTACGTCACGATCCCAGGTGTGAAGAAGGACGTATACTGCTTCACGTCGGATGTCGAGGTCACAGAGGCCTCAGTTTCGGCCACGGGCACCGAGGGGTGACAGGCTGATGGTCTACCAAGGGGCAATGTCCCAATTGCCCTAGAATCACCTCGTAGTTCAGTGGATAGAACGCGGGTTTCCTAAACCCGATGTCACAGGTTCAAATCCTGTCGGGGTGGCGAATTCAGTGCAAAGTCTCTTCACCGTGAGGTAAGATAAGACCATGAAGCTGTCACCCAAAGGTCAGGTTACCCTGCTGGCACACACGCTCTATCCCGGACGTGAGGTCATCATCCTCGGTCACCGTCCCCGGCCCCGGGGAGGGAAGAAGCGCCCCTTCACGGTCCAACTCATCATGGACGGCAAGATCTTCATGACAGCCCAGGAACGTGACCCCCGAACCGCCTACAAGACCCTCCAGATCAACCTCAGCAAAGGAAGCATCCTGTGACCAAAGACAAGCAGATCAGCGCCTACAACCGTCTCCAGGGAACCATGGCAATCATCGACGAAATGATCCGGCTGTACGACGCTCCGGCTCCCGTGCTCGCCGAGCTCCTGATGGCCTACCAGGCCCTGAAGATGGCCCAGAACAACCTGGGCTGGGATCCCGGCGAAAAAGTCGCCTGACGGTGCAAAGCGGAACTCGAACAGGGTAAGATAAGAAAGTCAAAGGAAACACAACATGACCACGATGCAAGTCCGTACGTTCCTCAAGGTTGCTCCTCTCCTCCCCGGTGAGACCTCGGTCCTCCTGCGCGGTGCTCACGGCATCGGCAAGAGCCAGGTCGTCCGCCAGGTGGCCAAGCACTTCGGCCTCACGGTCATCGACCGCCGGCTCAGCCAGATGAGTGAGGGTGACATGATCGGCCTCCCGTCCACGGACGGTGAGGTCACCCGGTTCAATCCACCGGACTGGTACAAGCAGGCGTGTAGCAAGCCCGTCTGTCTCTTCCTGGACGAGCTCAACCGCGCGACCCCCGAGGTCATGCAGGCAGCGTTCCAGGTCGTCCTCGATCGCGAGCTCAACGGTTGGAAGCTCCACAAGGACACCCGGGTCTTCGCAGCCATCAACACCGGTGGCTCCTACACCGTCAACGAGATGGACCCGGCCCTCCTCGATCGTTTCTGGGCGATCGATCTGACCCCGGACGTCGAAGACTGGCTGGCATGGGCCAAGGAATCGGGACGGGTTCACGAGAACGTGGTCACCTTCATCGCCGGCAACGAGAAGTGGCTCGACCCGCCGAAGAACGGCGATCCCGGTGCGGTCTCCCCCAGCCGTCGGTCATGGGAGCGTCTCAGCAACGCTCTGAACATCGCCGGTGTGGCCGAGACGCCGGATGATCCGGTGTTCTATTCGCTCTGTCTCGGGTACGTCGGCACCGAGGCCACCATCGCCTTCCACGGCTACGTGAAGACGATCGATGCTCAGGTCACCGGTGAAGAGATCCTCAACGATTATCCGAAGGTCAAGGCGAAGATCGCCCGCCTTGGGCAGGAGAAGCTCAACGTCGCGATCGAGAAGTTGGCCGACTACATCACGAAGAACGTGACGACCGTCGACGACAGCCAGGGACAGAACCTGAAGGATTTCATGGAGAACCTTCCCGCAGAACTCCGGGTTGCGGCCTGGTCGAAGTTCACCGCTCACGGTGTCGACAAGTTGGCTCTGACGAAGAGCATTCACAAGTGGTGTGTCGGTTCGATCCTCGACGCCCTCAGCGTTCCGAAGGCAGACATCGACAAGGTCGAACAGACGACAATGGCCAAGAAGAAGGCCGCGAAGAAGTGAGGCGGCGAGGTGTCGGGATTCGATCCGCTGAGGTGGGAGAAGCGGGTTAGGTCCCGCCACCACAAGAGGACAAAGGTTGCGCCGCCCGAAAGGCGGCGCGACGAAGATCGACGACTGGCTGATGACCTCCGTTTCATCAAGGGAATTGAGGAGGTCGTCAGCTGGTGTTCTTTTCGTAGAATCAGTGTTGAATTCTACAAAGGTTGCGGAGGCACGTACGATTCCAGCGATCGCACGATTCGCATCAACTCAAGGCAATCAATAGAGAAACAATTGTACGTGCTCTTGCACGAGTGTGGTCACCTTCTCATCGACGATCGGTCGGAAACAACAGGTTTTCGTTTTCGTCATGGTTATCATGCGCCAGATAGCGAGATTCGGCGAAGGTTCATCTACAAATGTACCATCGTTGAGGAAGAACTCGAGGCCTGGCACAGGGGACGCAAGCTCGCTGGCAAGCTTGGAATCAAAATCAATGATGACGTTTTTTCTACGCTAAAGGCAACGTTCATCAAGTCATACATGAAGTGGGCTCTAGGTGATCCAGACTACAGGGCCAATGGCCCACGTTGACCCAGGAATAATTCCCATAATTAAGAGGATAAAACACTCATCGAATATTCTACGATTTGTTCGTGATACCTACATATCTACATGAGCAGTCGTAGCAAGAAGAAGAAGAGGCTGCGTAGTTTAACCCACAAGGTTGAGCATCTCAGGCTTGAAGTTGAGGACCGAGACGAGACGGTAAAGGAATATGAATCAGAGTTCATGAAGGTATTGGCTGACGTGACAGATGGTTCAATTTCTCAATCTGATCCAACACCACCTCCACAACAGATTAACGTTGGCGAGCCTTCGGGTGAATCGATAGTAAGTGGAAAGAAAACAGAAGAGCTTCCTGATGACATCAAGAAGGTCTGGAAAACGATTGCCTTGATGACACATCCTGATCGGACAAAGAACGACCCGGAGATGACAGAGCTTTATCTTGCCGCCGCTCGTGCTGCCGAAGAAGGTTCAGTGGATGAGATCCTTAGGATTGCTGCTGAGCTGAACATAGATGTCCCTGATGAATCACCGGTCATTGAGGCAAAGCTGGAATCACTTGCAGGAGAACTCGAGGAAAAGCTAAAGAACCTCGAGGGATCTGTCCTGTGGCAGTGGGGTAGATCCACACCTGAGGTCCGTGAGCGCATCATGGACATGTTCATCAAGATGAAGGGTATGAAAAAAAAGATACCGGCAGTGTAAAGTTCACATCCCATTTGGTATGATATGGTTATAGGCCATGGGACTGAAGAAGAAGAAGGTCACCTGGAACGCGGGACAGGTATCAGAAAAGATCACCACATCCCGCCGACGATTGCCTCCTTATTCCCCCGAGCCCGATGTCAAAGACCCTGACCTGAGGGAATCGTGGAGAACCATTGAAGTGGGTCAGGCTCTGATCATTCTCACGGAGTCATTCTCTCAACCAGGAAGCAACCTGTTTCCACACCCGATTGTGTATCCAAACCCAGGTGGTTGGAGCAACGAGAATCAATTCCTTCCAGGACACTTGGCGATCTACCTTGGTCAGACACACGTTCCTATGATGGGTTCGAAGAACAGGATCATCTCAAAACCCTATCACACGGTGTTCTTCAACGGTGCAAAATACCTGGTCCACGATCCAAACACGATGAAACCCATCACGGAGTGAAAAAACATGCAAGCCGAGCTAGAAAAGACAATCATGGATGAACTGGCGATCCTGTCACCCAAGCGAAACTTCGACGATTCGGTGGGTGAAAAGGTCCTGCAAGTGAAGCACGATTCCCAATGGATCGAGGTCACAACCGAGGTGTTCAGGTCGTGGACAGGCCTGCGTAGGATCAACGGTGAGGACCATCATGGACCTATCTACGGGTTCGGTACCCTCGACGATTCTGTCCCATACGCGGGATCAAGGGCTTGTGGTTGCAACAGGTGCCAGCACCACGTGGAGCCAAGGTTCAAGATGAATTGATCTTGTGATACAAGACCCCCGGAGAGGGTGATAATATCTTCATCATGCCCATGTGGTGAAATTGGTAAACACATTCGACTCAAAATCGAACGGCTTCGGCTTTGCCGGTTCGAGTCCGGCCTTGGGCACTGATAATTGATACGCCCGGATGGTGAAATAGGTAACCACATTCGACTTAAAATCGAACGACGAAAGTCTTGCCGGTTCGAGTCCGGCTCTGGGCACTCTCTGAAAACTTGCATCCGTCGCCTAATGGATAAGGTCGCAGTCTTCTAAACTGTCTTATGTAGGTTCGAATCCTACCGGATGCGCTAAATTCTTGGATACAATCCAGGCATTTGAAATACAATATAAAAGTTGACAACATAACTTTGCGGGGGTAACTCAATGGTAGAGTCCCAGTTTTCCAAACTGATTGTTGCGGGTTCGAGTCCCGTCCCCCGCTCCATGGAGAGATGTCCGAGTGGCTTAAGGAGCAACATTGGAAATGTTGTGTGCTATAAAAGGCACCCAGGGTTCGAATCCCTGTCTCTCCGCGAAGAGGAGGAATGGCTGAGTGGCCTATAGCACACGCTTGCTAAGCGTGCGTGGGATAAAACCCACCAAAGGTTCGAATCCTTTTTCCTCCGCTGGGGTGTGGTGTAATGGCAACACGCCAGACTTTGAATCTGTCCGATGTAGGTTCGAATCCTGCCGCCCCAACAAAGTTTACTAAGTTCGAATTTTGCATATAGTTATATAGCATGAAGTGCGAATTTAGTAATTGTAACGTTGATCACGATAAATCATTTGGTTCTGGTAGATTTTGTTCTTTGAAATGTTCGAGGGCTTTTTCTACTGCAGAAAAAAGAAAACAGATTAATGAAAAAGTTTCTAAAACTTTAAGTAGAAACAAAAAAACATTAGCTGATTTAGTTTATTCCGGTAGTATAACAAAAGAAATATTCGAAGCATCATGTAAGAATTCTAAAAGATGGTCAGAAGTCTTTAGGGACCTTAACGTTCAAAAAAGTGGAACTTCTTACGAATTTGCTCAACGTTGTATCAAAGAATGGAATATCGATGTTGCCCATTTCGCAAAGCCTTTTAATCCGCTAGATCGTCTAACGATCAGACCTAATCAACCAAAAGGTAGACTACGAGATTACCTCATAAAAATTGGTCGTGAGTACAAATGTGAAGAATGTGGATTGATGGACATATGGAACAACAAGAAGATAACACTTCAAGTTGACCATGTCAATGGGACTAACTACGATCACCGTCCAGAAAATCTTCGTTTCCTATGTCCGAATTGTCACTCACAGACTGATACATTTTGCTGGAAAAATGCTAAAAAGTAGATAAATTTTGGTCCCGTCGTCTAAAGGTCAGGACACGGCGCTTTCAATGCCGTTATTGGAGTTCAAGTCTCCACGGGATCGCCAATCGGTGCAAACCGATCTTTGCTTGATGTATTATAAACTATGAACAACGTTATCTCCCTTGCGGACAGGACCGAGACCTGGACGGTGTCTTACGTGCAAGGTGACTTCAAGGCTCATGTATCTTCCAGGGGTCGGATCAAGCTCATGATGGGAGACAACGTCGTCACGATGGACACGTTGGAGTCAGTGGACTTCATGGGCCGGGTGTCCAAGGCCTTTGAGGACGAGTTCAACGTCCTGTTCACCGATGCAACCCGTTGCACTACTTGAGTATCCAATTCGAATGAGGTGATATATAATCCATCAATGCGGTGGATACTTCTCATCACCTTGACTGGTTGCACCTGGGACTTACCCAAAGCACAACCAAGACACGTAAAGAAGGAGCAGTGCATCAAGATCGTCAACGGCAGGTACATGTACATCGACGATTGCAAGTACTGGGGGCACATCCCCTCCTCAGACGCAGACACAACTTTGCCACCTTAGCTCAGTCAGTAGAGCAGGACCCTTGTAAAGTCCCGGTCGCTGGTGCAATTCCGGCAGGTGGCTCCATATATAGTAACGTTAGGGCCGGTAAGCTAATGGGAAACTGTCGCCTTTGCACGGCGATCTTGTCAGTTCGATTCTGACTCGGTCCACTAAATTTTGGCACTCAACCAAATGAGCTAATACTTATATCCATGAAAGAATGGATTTGCGATTTTTGTGGAAAGGTTTTTCAATGTTCTAGAAAAATGAGAGGACATAAATCATCTCATACTAGACGCCCTAGAGGACCTTCAAAAGAAACGCTAGCAGGTACTTCGGTTACCGCAAAACGTAGATTAGCAGCACAACAAACAACATCACACGAATGTAAGTGGTGCGGAAAATCATTTAAGTTTGGACATCAACTAGGGGGACATATAGCCTGCTGCAAATTAAACCCTAATTGCGAAAAAAATCTTGCAATCATTCAAGCAGCAAATTCATTAAGAAAAATACCTCTTGAAAAAAGAAAAAAAGACACGCTTTATCACTATAGAATGTGTTGCGTATTTAAGTTTAATCTCGCAGATTATCCAGAAGAATTTGATTTCTCATTGATAGAAGAGCATGGGTGGTATTCTGCGAAGAATCGTGGTAACAATCTTAACGGAGTTTCTCGTGATCACATAGTTTCCGTAAAATATGGTTACCAAAATAACATTGATCCAAACATAATTTCTCATCCTGCAAATTGTCGATTAATGCTACATGGGTCAAACGTGTCTAAAGGCGAAAAATGTGGAATGACAGTTGAACAACTTAAAGAAAAAATTAGACAATGGGATGAAAAATATTTAGGTCAGTAGCTCAGTTGGTTAGAGCACCACCCTGATAAGGTGGGGGTCGGCAGTTCGACTCTGCCCTGACCTACAAGGTTCGTCTCAACAACAAAGGAAACATGGAAAAGAAGAAGAAGCGTGCAGCGTCTGGGGACTTCGTCACTCGCGACAATGCAGAAGGTTCATGGATGGTGACGGGCATCGTATTCAATTACGAACTGAACAAGCATCAGGCTCGGGTCATCAAGGTCGGCAATCCCGACACTGTCAACTTCGTGGAGCCCGAGACGCTGACGGTGATCGAAAAGAAGTTCTGAAAAAAGAACCGGCCGTTTACTGGTTCGAATTGTTGTATATATTTATATACATGAATTGTGAATGCTGTGAACAACAACACGATGGAAAGTACGGATCTGGTAGATTTTGCTCCAAGACTTGTTCGAGGAGATTTTCTACAAAATCAAAAAGAAAAGAGATCAACGAGAAGATAAAGAAATCCTTGAGCGGAAAAGATCTATGGAGAAATAGACCAAGATTAATTCTCGAAGAAAAATTCTGCGCTTATTGTAAAGCCTCTTTTTCAACAAAAAAGAAACATCAAAAGTTTTGTACGCATAATTGCGCAATTAAATCGCAACATGAAGATCCAGAGACCATAGAAAAATGGCGGTCTTCTAGGTTAAAAGAAATTGAAAAAGGCAATATTGGGTATGGAATCAAAGCAGAATATAACGGAATTAGATGCGATTCAGCGTTAGAATACGCTTTTCTTAAATGGTATCTAGGTCAATACCCTAACGCAAAAATAAAAAGATTCAAAGGATATCTGGAAGGCGAAGGCATCAAGTACCAACCAGACTTTATCATCGACGATAAAATCATTGTTGAAGTTAAGTACACCTCTCCGTACATCGGTGATAAACTTTCAGAGAAATGGAAGACATACGTTTCGACTCAGGAAGCAAAGAAGAAGCTACTGTCTAATCAAGAACACCTCTGGATAACTGAAAAAGATATTGGATATAAATTCTATAGAGAATGTCTTAAAGAAATAAAAGCTTCAAAAGTTGTGTAAAGTCTTAGATTGATATGGTAATATAAAAACAAATGGGGTCGTCGTCTAGCGGCTTGACACCTGACTTTTAATCAGTTCTAAACGTGGGTTCGAATCCCACCGGCCCCACAAAAACAAAATTCACTGGAGGATATCATGCGAGACTGCGTTTCATGTGGTGCACCCTTCGACCCAAACTCGCTCGCCAAGCGCCGAGCCGGCGGACGGATCAATACTTGCCCCGATTGCAGCGATGAACCCGCTGTCAAGTACCTTGGTCTGTCCGCCGGCGACGGCAAGCAGGCCGGCGTCACCATCCTCAAGTTCGACTCTCACGAGGATCGCGAGGAATACCGCCAGGCCTGGTGGGTCAACTCCGGCATGATGGTCGGCAAGTCCTGCCAACTCGGCTTCCAGAAGCGGACCCCCAACGTCCGGTTCCAGACGGTGACCCAGTCCACGGCCACGAACCACAAGGGCCGCGCATGAGCCGATTCAAGACAGGTGAGCTCCTGACGCTCAAGGAGCACCTCTTCGGAACGTCCGTCTGGGCGGGCAACCTCGAGGACATCGTGGACTCGCTGGACAGCACCGAAGTGGTCACGGTGGTGCGGGCCGATGATGACTACGGTTGGACATCCATCCTCACCCAGCGCGGAAAGGTTGGATTTGTGCACCGTAACAATCTCGCTCATTCGGTGCAAAGTCGTTCCGGTACAGTATAGGATAAGACCATGAGCAAGACGACCCGAAACGGCCTCGTGCAGGCCATGAACAAGCGACACACGGCGTCTCGCCCGCACAAGGACCGGCGGGAGAAGCGTGCCACGAACCCCAAGCGGTCCTGGAAGGAGGAGCTTCGATGAGCAAGGTGAAGGGAGCAACACATACGAGGTGGAGCCACCACGACACGATGGTGGTCAACCTGAAGGACTGGGTGAAGCGGGAGATCGAGACGCTGAGGAACGACATCTCGGCGGAGGCACCGAAGCTCAGCCCGTCGACGTCAAAGCTCCTCAAGTCAGCCGAGGACATGAACACCCAACTCTTCGACCTGATCCGGTCGGTCGTCGACGTCGCCGAGGCGGAGGCAAAGAAAAAGAAGCCAAAGGAGGAGCTCGTCGAGGCACCTGATGAAGTCTTCGACGGTTGAGGCGATCGCATTCGTGGTCGGGATGATCGGAGGAGGTCTAGCTGCCAGACCCTTCGTGAAGTCGCAGTCGACAAAACCAGTCTGGGTCCTCGAGCTGGAAGAACGGATCAAGAAGCAGGCAGAAGACCAAGACGCTCGGTGGGGTCGCACTCACCCTCCTACGGCGGAGTAAACTTCGAGCAAAAGGATATAGGATAGAGACATGGACATCAAAACCGCAACACCATTCATCTTCGTGCTCCTGACGGGCTGTGCGTATCGCTACGGCGCCGGCTACTTCATCGGTCCAGAAAAGAAACAACCTGAGCCCGAGGACTACCCGATGGCGCTGCCCACCGCGGTACCTGTGGCGTCGAGCGCTCCAAAGGAGCCCTGTGTCGAGGAGGGCGTGAAGACCACGACTCTCGAGGTGACCAACCAACTCGACAGCAAGAACCAGACGATCAAGACCACGGCGGTGACAGAGACCCATACAACACCACCGACGCCGTGCCCCTGAGTGCAACTCGTTGCACAGTGTAAAGTCCACCATGAACATGGTACACTGGATCCATGGACTTCATCGAGCGTGAGGCGGGAACCTGGTTCTGGTACATCCGGACCCAGGAGGAGTTGGACCAGATGGCCGCGAGGGATCGAGAGTCTGGGAATGTCCTCGACGACGCCGGTGAGCCACGTCTTTATGCCAAGGTTGGGTCCAAGATGTTCAAGGAGGCCACCATCGTGGCGGTGACCCGGCGGAGGAAGGTGCCGTGGCCTCACTGGACCCGGAAGCCGAAGCACCTCGTCGAGGGTCTGGCCACTGTGGGTGGGGTTCCCCGGCTCGTGTTGATCACCGATCCACCGTGGGTGCAAAGTTTGACTGAGAAGTGATAGGATTGGACCATGGCAAAGCGGTGGTACGTCCTCGTCGATTCGGGTGAGTGTGTCTTTGTCTCGTCCCGCGCGGTGGCGATCCGGAGGCTCCAGGCCAGCAACCCATGGACGGTGGTCAACGAGACCAATGTGATGACCGAGCCTCGGGCCTACCGGTGGCTCGCGTCGGTGCAAAGTTCCCCAGCGAAGTGATATACTAGAACCATGGAAGCCAACCAGTCCGAAGTCGAGAAGCTAAATTTGAGCCACCTGTCGGTCGAGTTTCGAAAGCAACTCCTGGACGCCATGACGGAATCTCTCCGAACCGCCACCGACCCGGGTGACATCAAGGTCCTCGAGATTGGCATCGAGAACTTGAAAAAGTCTCTCGACTGAGTGCAAAGTTCTACAGTGAAGTGATAGGATTGGACCATGGCAAACAAACCTGAGTTTGATGAGGTCGACCTCAACCGGTTGTATGCGGCCCTGGAGTACCAACTGAACTTTGCCGGCCCTCCTCGAGCTGAAGTCCGGGCTCTCATGGAACTTCGGGACCGAATCGGAGAGATGTTGGACGGGGAAGAGGAACCTGTTGGGAACTTCTTTTCCTCCCGTCACGGTGACTGGTGAATGCAAAGTCGTCCACGAACAGGATAGGATAAGACCATGAAGAACGAAGCCGTCTACGAGATCGCCTACGTCACCCCCTCGGGGAAGCACGGCCGGAAGCAGGTCCCCCAGTCCCGAATCCCCAAGGTCTGCATGGACCTCCAGAGCCGAGGTTACCACCAGATCCGGGTCTCGTTCTACCCGCTCATCCCGGGGGTCGACCCGGCCGGCTGAGAAAAAAGCTCGAATCCGGTGCAAAGTCGCTGACGAACGGGGTATATTAAGACCATGCCGATCACCAAGACGAACTACACGAACAGCTACAACATCTCGTCCGTGGACACGCTCTTCGCGGACCGCGTCGTCCGGATCGAGCAGGTCTCCGAGGTCCGCAACTGGTCGGACACCCTCGACTACACGGACATGCGGGGTGTCACCGCCACCTACGCGCTGGTGTGGCTCGGTACCCACGGCGTCCCGCCCGCGGTGCGTCATACTCGACCCATGGCCTACCCGACTCCCTGTTCCTGGGACAAGCCCCGGGACCTCGAGTTCTTCGAGCAGTTCGCCTGGGTCGACTGCACCAACATGTTCACGGACCGCAACGGGTACGCCCTCCAGGCCACCGTGGACGGCGAGTACGGGATGTTCGGCGAGCCCCTGATGTGGGCCAACCTCATCGCCTGGGAGTCCCACCACAAGGCGGTGGCGGAGAAGCGGGCCGAGGAGCTCCGCATTGAGCGGGAAGCTCGTGCCGCTGCAGAGGCCGCTGTCGCCGCAAAGAAGGCGGCCGCCAAGGTCAAGCGTGATGCCAAGGAAGCTGCGGAACGATCGACTTCCGAGAAGCTCCTGGCGCGGATCCCGGCCAAGGGCACCACGGTCACGGTCGAGGGCTTCACCGGCAAGGTGTTCTGGGTGGGCGTCTCGAAGTATCGCGGCAAGTTCAACGCTCGGGCGGGCGTGAAGAACGCCAAGGGCGAGGTGCTCTGGGTCCCGGCCGAATCTTTCTGACCGGGGACGGTGTACAGTCGATCCTCGATAGTGTAGGATCAACAAACATTCCGGGGTAGCTCAGTGGTAGAGCGGTGCACTGTTAATGCACTGGTCGTACGTTCGATCCGTACCCCCGGAGCCAGTGAAACATCCGACCTTGGACCTGCACGGCGTCAGCCATGAAGACGTACCCGATCTGGTTCACCAGTTCATCAACTCAAACTGGGTGCCGTCTGTAGAACTTCACATCGTGACCGGTCATTCAAAGAGGATGAAAGGAATTGTCCTCGAGGTGCTCGAGCTCTACGACGTTGATGTCTCGATCGGTGGACCGACGAACCAGGGATACATCAGGGTCTTGACGTAGGTCGGTGCAAACTTGACACCCAATATGGTAACCTGGTTGTAGGTGCAACCCGTTGCACTGTGGACAAAAGGAGTGATGGATGCTACCCTATGGTCTTCAATTCGGTGTCTTCGTGATTACGATGGTGATCACGATCAAGTTCGGGTTCCTGTATGGCGTTGGGGCCTACGTCCTCTATCGTCTTTTCCTCAAAGATTGAGTGCAAAGTCTTTGACGAACAAGGTATACTAAGACCATGGCAACCCGCTGCTTCATCGGAATCCAAGACTCCAACGGTACCGTCCGTGGCATCTACTGCCACTCCGACGGGTACTACGACTACACCGGCGTACGCCTCGAGGCCCACTACACCGACCCGGCCAAGATCGAGGCCCTGCTTGCTCTCGGTGACATCTCCATCCTCGGAGACGAGATCGGTGAGAAGCACGACTTCAACGACCACGAGACCCACCGGGACTGGACCAAGGCCTACCACCGTGACCGAGGAGAAGCCCTCAGCCCTAACCACGTGTACGATAGCCTCGAGGGCCTGGAACAGAACGTCCTCGAGGACCTCGGCGCCGAGTACGCCTACGTTTGGACGGGTGACCGGTGGTGGATGATCAAGCTCTGAGCGGTGCAAAGTTCACCTAGGAAAGGGTATAGTAAGACCATGAGCAACGGACAGTTCAGCAGCATCAAGCCCAGCGACCTCCTCAAGTCCCGCAACCGCGACTTCGTCGCGAAGGTGGCGACCCTCTGGGACCGCCACGTGGCCCCGGAGGCGGACTACATGGAACGCAGCAACGTCATCCTCGAGGACACGGGCCACTGGCTCAAGCAGGGCGCGTGGACGGACGAGACGGGTTACTTCATCCGGCTTCGGCTCCATCCCTTGACGATGCACCAGGCGCGATCGCGGGAGGCCGCGAAGAAGGTGGTCCAGGGCTTCATCGACCTGTTCCCCGGCGAGAAGGAGGTCTTCAAGGAGGGTCACCTCGCCCTCGAGGACGGCACCACGGACACGGTCACGGTGGTGGTCCGGACGGCCACCAACATGATCGGCGACTGACCCAGGATGGGCCCTCGAGGGCACCGGAATAATTGGGGTGGGGTAACTAAGGCCTCACCTTTCAAAGTGATTCTGGTGCCCTCGAGTGGGCCGGAGAAAAGATCACCTGGCGGTGCAAAGTTACCGATGAACGGTGTAGGATCGATCCATGGTCATCGAAAACGTCTGGCAGCTCCTCTTCGTCGTCCTCGCAGTGTACGGTGCGGCCGACCTCGGCCACAAGTTCCAGCGGTGGGTCAACTCCTGAACCCGGTGCAAAGTCGACCTCAAACAAGGTAAGATCGAATCATGGACAATGTTTACCTCCTCATGTGCGGTACCGTCGGCGGGTCCACCGTCGTCCTCGGTGCCTTTGCAACCCTCTGCACCGCCATCGAGGATGCTGCGAACATCATCGAGAAGCTCAGCACTCGCGGTGAGCGCTACGAGCTCACCGCCACGTCCTCGGTCTCCCAGCCTGAGTGGCGCGCCGGGGACTCGTACATCACCGTCGTGCCCTACGCCGTGCGGTGATCGTCGGTGCAAAGTCGTCCACGAAAGGTGTACAGTAGAACCATGGAAACGATCAAGCGGCTCAACGACAAGTTCATCACCGCGGCCTGCAAGACGGAGGCGGGCTTCCTCGCGGCCCTGTGCCTCTACGGGACCCTCGGCGGGGCATTCAGCTGCGGCGTCATCTGCAGCATCGGCTGGCTCGCCACCCACTGACCGCGGTGCAAAGTCAACCACGAACAGGATAGGATAGAACCATGGACACCAACCAAACCAACGAGCGCGCCAAGTCCTGCAACTGCTTCATCCGCCACGTCTGCACCGTGCGCCAGCGCGCCCTGGTGGAGGCCGACCTCGAATACTTCCGCAGCATCGGCGACGCGCGGGGCGCAACCCTCGCCCTCGCGGCCCTGGGGAAGTGCCCCTCCCAGCGCTGAGCGGTGCAAAGTCAACCACGAACAGGATAGGATAGAACCATGGACACCAACGAGAACATCCTCTACATCACCACCACCGAGTGCGATGTCTGCCACACCCGTGGCCCGGGGCTCCTCTACCACTGCAACGGTACCCCCGTCCTCGGCGTGTGCAAGCACTGCGGTCACACCAACTTCGAGGCGGTGGCTCGCCAGGACATCGATGCCTGGCTGGCGGGTGGCAACACCTTCGCCTTCGGGCGGTGAAAAGCTGCACCGGGCGGTGCAAACTTCACTCAGGAAGTGATAGGATCTAATCATGGCAATCACCAAGACCTACCGGACCCGAATCGCCAACCCCAACGCCCCCGAGGGCCTCCGCAACCCGGCGGTCGGCGGGGTGTACATCTTCCGTGATGACCCGACGCGGTGGATCAAGGTCACCGAGCTCGCCACCCTGGCCCGCGGCGAGGAACCCGTCACGGTGTGCACGTACGGTGGTGTGGGGAAGAGCGTCCAGACGGGTTTCGACCGCTTCATGCACGGCCTGGATGCCCGGACGTTCACCTACCTCGCGGCCGGTAGCCCTGAGGCGAAGGAAGCGGTCCGCGACCCCAAGGCCCGGCTTCGGGACCTCCTCCTGAAGAACCGCTGAACCTCGGTGCAAAGTTCAACCACGAAAGGGTATAGTAAGACCATGAGCAATGCAACCATCAAGGTCGGGGACCTCGTCGAGGAAGCGGGCACGGACTCGGGCGTCTGGCTCGTGACGGAGCTGTACCGGAACACCCCGGGAACCGGCAAGGCGGCTCGGCTCGTCCTGCCCGGGACGCCCGGCTTCGAGACCCACGTCGCGGTCGACCGGCTCCGCCGGGTCGGTCCCTGGCGGTGAGGGAAAGCTCGAACACAGTGCAAAGTTCAACCAGGAAAGGATATAGTAAGACCATGGCAAACACCTCCTCTCTCAAGTCGCTCTCTGACAAGGCCCTCACCGCGCAGCTCGCCGCCGCCAAGAAGCTCGAGGCTCAGCTCCTCACCGAGCTCGACAACCGGCTCTACGCCCGGCAGCAGGTGCTCAAGGCCAAGGTCAAGGGCCTCACCGGCCTGGACCGGACGGTGGCCCTCTTCAAGCCCATCACGGCGAAGCGAGCCATGGAGACCATCAGGTCGGTCCGCAGCCTCCTCGCGGCCGACATGGCCAAGGTGCCCAACCTCAAGTTCTACCACCTCCTCTCGCTCGACTCGACCGAGGAGCTCCGCCGGGACTTCTACACCAAGGTCCCCAAGATCTTCGCCCGGGACGCCCGCGGCAACGTCTACGAGTACAAGGAGCACAACCGCAACGGCAAGCTCCAGTTCCTCGGCCGGGTCGGGGCCTGACCCGCGGCCCACGGGTTGGCCCAGGTGGGTCCCTTGGAATTGCCGGTAGGGTAACCAAGGTCGACCCACCTGGGTCATTCTGGGGGCATCCTGGGTGCCGCAGGAGAGTTCACGAGCCGGTGCAAAGTTCGGCGGGGATAGGTTATACTAGAACCATGGAAACCACCTGGATTAAGAACCCCGGTCACAGCTACTCTTACAAGTCGTCCTGCGGCACGAAGTTCATCGACCGTGACAGCCGTGGCTGGAAGCTCTACACCCAGGCCCTCGGCCGGTGGACTTACTTCTCCACCCTCGAGGCGGCTCAGGCTGTCACCTGAATAAAGTTCTCGCCCAGTGCAAAGTTCGGCGGGGAAGTGATAGGATTGGATCATGGACAACGGCAAGATCTTCGTGGTGCAGCAGGGTGCGATGTCCTACTCCAACGTCGACGAGGTCACCTACGTGTTCCTCAACGAGGCGGATGCTCGGGTCAAGTACGCGTACCTCCTCGAGAACCGGGTCGTCGACTGCGACCCTTACGACGCGGTCTGGACTGCTCTCCACGCGGTGACCCCCGGCGACGAGGTCAACGGGGACAACAAGATCGCCTGATCGCGGTGCAAAGTTCAACGGGGAAAGGATAGTATAAACCATGCCGACCAAGAAGACCGCACCCAAAGTCAAGCCCATCCACACGCTCACGATCGGTGAGTACATCGACCACGTCCTCACCAACAAGGCCTACAACGGTGACTTCGGCGGGGTGGGTTGCCTCCGCCCGGCCGACGTGGCCTCGGCGGCACTGAAAGAGTACCTCACCATCAACGACACCGTTCGCTTCCTCCGCTGATCGCGGTGCAAAGTTCAACCTCGAAAGGGTATAGTAAGACCATGCAGAACGACACCAGCAACTACTTCGCCCAGCAGCGCAACGCCCGTCTCGCCACCGAGGTGGTCCGGGCCTCCCTCGCACAGACGTTCATGGCCAAGCTCATCGCCCGCACGGTGGTGGTCGGGATTGCCACCACCCTCTTCCTCGCGGCCTCCCCCACGGCCGGCTTCATCGCCCTGGCGGTCGGCATCTTCATCCTCTGAGCGGTGCAAAGTTCACAGCAGAAAAGGTATACTAAGATCATGGCAAAGGTTACCAAGTCCACCAAGGCCCAGCCCAAGAAGACCGTGTACTCCGTCATCCGCGGCGGCGTCGATGACTACCCCGAGGAGGTCTCGGTCATCGGAATCTTCACCTCCATCGAGGACGCCCGGAAGCGGGTCCTCAAGGAGTACCGAAGGACCGTGTGTGACGGCCTCGATCCGCGGCCCAGCGTGACGCCCAAGGCATTCCGGGTCCTAAACAACGGCCACGAGTTCTGGACCATCGCAACCCACCGGGTCTGAGACCATCCCACCTGCAGGGGCGATCACGCTCAAACCTGCAGGACCCAGTGCAAAGCTCCACCGGAACGTGGTAGATTAGAAAAGTAAGGCAACCCCAGCAAGGAACCAGCAAATGTCGAACATGAACCTGAACGTCGGTCTCAAGTCCTGGAAGCGCGGCACCAACATCCTCGACCTCGAGGTTCCTCCCCAGCTCGAGCGCACGGTGAAGACCGGTCTCAAGTGGTTCGATGAGGCCGTCGGCGGCGAGGGCATGACGCCCTCCACCGCGATGATGCTCACCGGTACGCCCGGCGCCGGTAAGACCACCATGTGCCTCCAGCTCGCCGACTCCATCACGGCCCAAGGCCACGTCTGCCTCTTCAACACGGGTGAGGAGTCGCTCTTCCAGGTCCGCAAGGTCGCGAAGCGCCTCGGCATGAAGAACGGCTTCGTCGCCGGACAGGACATCCTCGTCCCCGAGCTCCTCGCCCACGCCGACAGCCTCCGCAAGGCGAACCCCAAGAAGCAGGTCTTCCTCATCATCGACTCGCTCCAGACCCTGGACGACGGGAAGTACAAGGACGGCGGCACCAACTCGATGACCCAGGTCCGCGCCATCGAGATGATCACCAACTGGTGCAAGGAGACCTACGGCATCGCCCTCGTCATCGGCCAGGTCACCAAGTCCGGCGACTTCGCCGGGAAGCAGACGATCAAGCACGCCGTCGACGCCCACGGTCACCTCTTCATCGACGAACAGAAGAACTCCGAGACGTACGGAGAGCGCCTCTTCGAGATCCAGAAGAACCGCTTCGGCTGCAGCGGCAAGACGTTCATCCTCGGCATCAACGCCACCGGCCTCTACGAGAAGGGCTCCTACTCCTTCGGCTGAGACCACCGGGGGGTGAGGTAGGGGACAACATCCTCTGCCCACCCTCCATCCGCTGTGCGGAACGTCACCGCCCAATGCACTCCCCAAGCGATGACGTAACCGACTCCAACCCCAACGAGGAACGTCCTCCAACTCACGACCGACGTCAACCCTCTCACCACCATAACTATCATCCCTCACAAGGAAAGCATACCATGCTCGGCTGGATCCTCGCATATGCATTCGCACTCCTCACAGGCTCCGGATGGATCTTCATCGGATGCCTCGGCCTCGCCATCTTCTTCCCTCGACTCACGCGGTTCCTCTTCGCCACCGTCGCATTCCCAGTGTGGACAGGCGTCATCTCGCTCTGGCTCTTCATCGGCGGCTGGGCACTGTCGATCATCGAGTTCACCACAGACGCCTTCTTCAACTGCGTCACCATCGCTGCCATCCCGGCCGGCATCATCTGCCTCTGGGCCTCGAACAACGTCGCCACCCTGGCGCGGGACGACTGATCCATGAAAGGCCTCTCCGACGACGACATGCTCTCCCTCGCCGCAGGCACCGCACTGCGCAAGGACGACAGACGATCCTTCCGCCTCGGCGCAGTAGGCGTACGCAGGGACGGCGTCCTCGTCTCCTCCACCAACGGTCCCTCACCCTACCCCTGTCCAGAAGTCCACGCCGAGGCACGACTCTGCAACAAGCTAACGCCCGGCTCGACGGTGTGGGTCGCTCGCATCCGCCACGACGGCACACTCGGCATGGCTCGCCCCTGCCACACCTGCCAAAAACGACTCCGCACCGCAGGCGTCGCAAGGGTCGTCTACACGATCAGCGATGTCGAACACGGCGTCCTCGACCTCGGCCGCGATACCGAACGCCGCCGCCCCACCCGGGGGGCCCGCTGCAACCGATGAACAGGGGCCCCCAGCGGCCCCCCATCGAGAGGCCATCAAAGGCCCCCCTTTAGCCCCCCTTCAAGGCCCCCTAAAATGGGGCCGGGGCCCCGCCCCCTTTCAGGCAAGTGTAGGGCCTCCTCCCGGGCCGCCTCGCTAAGGTCGTTCACACACGACACGAGAATTTTCAACCTAAAATCGGTCCCCCTCGTGCATCACCGTATGGACCGCCCTTCAACAGCATTTCCCGAGCCACAGTTTTTT